AACGTCAAGAAAATCGATGCCTCCGCCTTCACGGTCACCCTGACCCCGAACGGGGCCGAAACGATCGACGGGGCTGCGAGCTACATCATCGCAGCTCAATGGGTCAATATAACGATCCAGGACGGCGGCGCCGGGACCTGGTATATCATCTGAGCGGAGGGCACCATGACATTTATTCCCGGAGCAAGCGGCTTCCCGGTTTTCACCGATAATTTCAATGCGGCCCTGGTGGACCCCTGGCTGACCTTGGGGACATCCGGCTCGGACAAGACAGCGGCGCCGGCCGGCGGCCGACTCGTCTTCGAAGGGAAGGCCGGTCAGGACTGCTCAGATTACCGGCCGCGGGTAACGATGCCCTTGCCCTTCATGCCCTGCGACATCGAAGCCAAGCTCTATTCGTTCAATAAAGGGCCCCGGACCATGAGCGGGCTTTATATTGGCCCGGATGGCCAGGCCGGCGGAGCCTCGGTCCACGACGTCTTCTTCGACCAGGTCAATGACGCCTCCGATGACGTAATCCGGACCGAAGGGAATGGCGGGCTCTACGCCGGGCCGACGATCCAGGCAACGGTTCCGAAATGGTTCAAAATTCGCTGCATGGGAAGCCATCTCGGGGCTCTCTGGATTTTCTATTATTCGACGAATGGAACGAGCTGGACCTCGTTTTATACCAGGACGCTGGCAACTGCGATCGGGCCTCTCTGCGTCGGACTCTTCATCGCAAATTGGTATAATCAGCCCGTGGTTCAAGCGGAATGGGAATATTTCACGATCAACCCGGTCAACCAACTCGGCCCCGGATGACGAAAAGCCCGGTTTTGATCTGACCCGGGCGGCTATTCACGGACCCCCCTATTTTCAACCCAGCCCTAGCAAGGGCTGCCCCCGCGTTTGAGCCGGTCGGCGGGGGCTAGACCAGGGATACGCTGATCCAGCCTCCGATCGATTGTAGGGGCTCCTAGCGCGATTTTTAGGAAAACGCAGGGGAACGATCGTGGCGGACGATCCGGACCGCCCACAACCGACCCTAGCCGCAGCCCGAAAAATCGAACGTAGGCGATTGTGTGCGGATTTAGAGGCATAAAAAAAGCCCGGTTTTGAGGTTTATTTTACCCAAAAAACGGGCTTTTTCTTGACTTTTGATTTTCGTTGTGAATGGGGGGAGGCCCCCTGCAGGGCAGGGAAGACATCGGCCGCGGCCGTTTACGGCCGGCCGGGGCCGGGAACCGCCATCGGCCCCAGCCCCGGGGAAGGGATCATTTGAGGACGGACCGCCTCAGCTTCCGGGCCGGCTTTTCGGACCGCTCCGTAGCCTCCATGGCCAGCCGGAAAACGAGGTCGAAATGGAGGCGGTACTCGCGCCGGGAACCTTTCGACCGGATACGGATGCTCGAAATTTCGGGGTCGAGGACGATGACAGCCGGCCGATGGAGAACTCGGATGATCCGCCGAACGGGCTTTTTAAGGGCGACCATCGGAGTCCCTCCCCTTCTTTCGTTTCCACATAGCCTTTGAGCCCTCGCTCCGCTTACGGAGGGTTTCGGCCGACAAGTTTTCCCTTCTATGTGATTCGCTATTCTTGCGGCGGGTTTCGGCCGACAGGTTTTCCCGCTTGTGGGCCTCGCTCAATTTTCGGATCGTTTCCTGGGAGCATACCCGGCCAAGGGCATTTTTATTGCCCTTCAAACCCTTGCTAATTTTTCGGCATATCGCACGGGACCGGGCCTTCCCCTTGTGAGCCTCACTCATCTTCTGCCGGGTCTTCAAGGGGAGGGGCTTTCCCTTTAATGATCCGCTGATTTTGGACCTCATTTCCGGGCATGGATTCAAGCACCCCTCCCCTCCGTCCGTGGAATTCGTGAGGGCCATCCCCATCGCTCGGAATTTTCTAATAAATTCAATTTCATCCGAATTCCAATGAGCCCCGGATTTCAAGAGGATCGCCTTGACCTCGAAGCCTCGCGAATAGACATCCCGGACCCAGCGATGCAGATGAGTAATGGCCGCTTTTCCCAGGGACCGTTTGACATGAGCATTCCGCCGCTGGTTTAAGGGATATTTCGTCTGCCCGACATAGCGGACGACAGACGTCCCCTGTTCTGTGGAATAAAGACCATAGACGCTGATGCTTTTCATCTGGGATGAGTATACCATAAACGGATCACGATTTCATCCGGAGCCGGTAGGAGGCCCGGAAGCCCCGCTCGAGCTCGGCCAGGATCCGCGGCCAGACGCTGTCGCCGGCGGCCTGGAGCTCCCGGAGGAGCCGGGCCCGCTTCGCATCGCCCCGCTCGAAGGAACGGTCCCGGACGGAAATCCGATTCGGCCGGGACAGGATGGACAGGGAAACATCGGGGCTCATTAACGGTCTCCTTCAAACTGGGAATCGATCAAGAGAAAGGTGGGATTTCCGAAGAGGCGATCGACGAAACGGTCTCGGGCCTTCACCGAATTAAAGAATTTCACGCGGCTCTCAACCTTCCTGTTCCTCCCAAGTTGGCGCCAGCGGATGCCGAAGGACGGATCGGCTTTGATTTGGTATGCATATTCCTGGCCCTCGATCTTGACAATCCCATCAATGTCAGGGAGATGGCCGGGATCTTCTACGGTCGGGGTTTTGATTTTCGGAATACGCATCAGAGGACCTCGACATAATCGAAGACGGCGGGATCGCCATGCAGGACGTTCCCGAAAGAGAAGGAACCGGCCCCGATCATCAATTCGTATCTTCCCGGCTCGGCACCATTCGCCCCGCGGCAATCCCCAAGAATCATTACCTCCCAGACTCCTGCGCCCACTCCCTGGACCTTCGCCTTGATCCCCTCCGCCAAGAGGAACCGCGCGATTCGTTCAGCCTTCATCTTGTCCATGTTTTCTCCTTTTCAAGATTTGACCTGCCTCATCAGGTCCGGGCGGTCAACCCGGACGAAGGGCCTCCCAGCCCTTTTCGGCTCATCTCGTCCAAAGGCGAGTACCGTAGTGGACGCAATAGGAAATCCCGAAGCCTCCATTCTCGTCGGGACAGACGACCCACGGATCGGTTTCCGGCCAGCGGATGTGACCGACCCGGCTCATCCGGCCGCGCGCGAAGATGAAGACCGGGGTCTTCGAAGCTGAACCGGCCAAGAATTCCTTGACCGTGAGGGACTTGGTCAGGCCCATCGCCTCGGCGGCAGTCTGCTCGACTTCGGCTTCCTTCATAATGATGTTCGCTGGGGTTGACATTTCGTTTTCTCCTCTATCTCGGCTATATGATACAGCATCCGTAATCGTTTGTCAACTTGACGGATACGGGGTATACCTATAAACTACGTAGAAATAGGGGCTTAGGTGGTACAAATAAATCTTTTATTTCTACTACCCAAAAAGATGACGAAAAGGGACAAATAAAACAAATGCTTGACAAATGGATACGGCCTCATTATTATAGGAGAGCAAGGGCGATAATGACGCCCAGGCCCGGGGTTTCCGGAATATGGTTCCCATTAACCCCCCCTTTAAAAGAACCGGGACCCCGGGCCAACATTTCAAACGAGAGGAGAAAAGATGGAAAACGAAGGCAAAAAGAAAAAGCCGCCGATGATCTCGATCGCCGTCCGCGTCGACGAGGCGCTCCATTCCCGCATCAAAATCTTGGCGGAGAAAGACGGGCGGGAGGTCTCGTCCTATGCCCGCCGGGTCCTCCAACTCCATGTCCAGGCCGCATTCAAATCGGCGGCCAAGGCCATAGAGAGGGAGCGCAGACTCTCCCGCTAATTCTCAATCCCAATTTTTAGATCAATAAGGAGGTCCTGATGACAGAAGAAAAGAAAAACGGAACGGATCCGAAGCCTGGTTCCCAGCCCGGCACCCCGCCGCCGGCGGCCCAGGAGATCGGCCAGACGTCGGGACAGAAACTCGCCCTCAGCGCGGACTTCGGGACGGTCTACGTCAAGGTCAATCGCGGGCAGATCATGCGCCCGATCAAGGCGACGATCACGCTCTTCGAGAAGCTCGGGCATTTCTATTCGATGCCCGGGAAGTACGATCCGAAGACGCACAAGACCGAAAAGAAGTATCCGATCACCTCGGTCGGCTATACCCAGCTCAACAAGGTCGCTTCGATCTCGATCATGACGCCGCCGGCGGTCATCGTCGACGGCCATGAGCAGCCGAATCCCTACGTCGAGCGCAACAAGCGGACCCGGTCGATCGAGAGCGTCATCGTCCGGAAGATCGGGCTCGGATATTCGCCCGCCGGGAACGTCGTCGCCATCGACAAGACGCTCTTCTACAATCCCTATACCTACTTCATCCAGAGCATCCAGGCCAAGCTCAAGAAGACGAAGTGGGAGGAAGACGAAAGCGGGAAGCGGGTCGATACCGGACAGTCAGCCAACCCGAACGCGGCGGTCGTCGGAATTGCCGAGGACAAGCCGGCAAAAAAAGGAAGCTGGGTCTTCTTCCCGATCGAGGATCCCCTGGGAATCTGGGCGAATTACGAGGATCCGGTCATCCTCGATTGCCTCGAGGAACACACGCAGCGGCAGAGATTCGGGGACCGGATCGCCCAGAAGATCGTCGAGCGGAACATCCTGAAGGATCACCCGGCGATCGGCGTCGGGCTTGTCTTCGCCAAGGCCGGCGCCACGGAAGCCCAGGGCCAGGTCGCCTACGTCGAGGTCTACGGCTATCGGACAGACATGGGCTACCCGGACCTGAATCAGGTCATGCGCCAGGCTGCGCGAGGCAGCGATCAGCTCATCGTCAAGGCGGAGGTCATCCGCGAGGCCGAGCCGGAGGAGGAGCGGGCGGAGATCGGAGAAACGGCGGAAGCCGAGTGGTCCGATGCGGATGAGGAAATCGGCCCCGAAGACGAGAAGCCGGATAAGGCCGACGCCCCGAAGGGCGATCCCGCCGCCGGCCTTTTCAAGGGCGGCCCGGATCCTGCTGGCGAAGCCCAACAAAAATTCCGCGGTACCAGGGGGAAGTGATGGAAGAACAAGCCCCCCTCGTTCCCGAGGCGAAACTGATGCCGCCGGCCGGGATGGCGACGTCGGACGAAAAGCTCCTGGCCGAGCTCACCCTGATCGCCGGGGAGATCGGCGCCAAGATCGATGACGATCACAAGCCCTGGCCGCCTTCGAACCATGAGTCGAACAATTGGGCCTCGGAAATCCACCACCCCTGCGTCCGGAACCTGACGTACATCCGTCGAAACTGGAAGGACCGGAAGCCCATCAGCCTCGACGGCAAGTACCGGGTCGAGGCTGGAACGGAGGAAGAGCGCCGCTTCAAGATGATGCTTTCGAAAGCGGGCTACGATATCGAGCTCGCCCAGCAGCGGTTCACCTGGGACGAATTCCAGATCAGCGGCAAGATCGACGGAATGGTCCGGGTCGGATCGAAGCGATACCCGCTCGAGATCAAATCGATGAATCCGCAGTACTGGGACAGCCACGAAACGATCGAGGAGATCAAGGCCAGCCGGTCGTGGTGGATCCAGAAGATGGTCTCCCAGCTTAACCTCTACCTCTTCATGATGGGCGAGCCCGGCGGTTTCCTGGGAATAACGACCTTCGGGAAGCGGCCCCGGATCCTGCCCATGGTCCCGGATTATGATCTGGCGGACTTGGACACGGCCAAGGCCCGGACTGTGAACAAACATTTCAAAGCCGGGACCTTGCCGGAGCCGATCCCCTACCACAACCAGATCTGCGGGATGTGCGATTTCCTCCACCTCTGCGCCCCGCTGAAGGCTCTCAATCCCAGTTGGCGGGAGGTCCCGAAGGAAGATATCCCGACGCTCGAGCGGTACCTCGATCTGAAGGATGCCAGCCGGGCCTTCGATGCCCTGCACAAGGAGCTGGTCGGGGACAACAAAAAGCCGGGCCGGTACTTCGGCCTGAACGCCCTGGCGGCCGGGATCGAGATCAACAGCAACCCCAGGAACATGACGGCCTACGACGTCCCGAAAGAGGAAAAGCAGAAGTACATGCGGAAGTACGAGATCACCATGACCTCGATCGAGCGGGCCGGGAAGTGATCAAAGTCGAGCTCACCAAGCACGAAATCCGGACCCGAGACAAGAAACGTCGACGGATCTTCCTGGGCTTTGGGAAGACGATCGGCGTCCATCTGACAGTCAAGGAAGCGGTCCAGCTCGAGGGAAAACTCCTGGCCTTGCTCCTTCAGATCTGGATCGAAAAACCCGGAGATCGTCATAAAAATAGGGCTTGACATCCGCTCTTCGCAAGAAGATGATGGGACTGTGAGAGAACGCAAAAATGCCCAAAGAAAATAATTCCCGGCGTCGCCCTCTGCCTACAAAGCCGCGTTCTCTCACAGGAAGCGAAAGGGGGGCGGCCCGGGAATTTTTATTTGAAGAAAGGGAAGCATGAAGCGCGGTAAGCAAATCGATACCTGGTACCCATTTTATATTGATAAATGGCTCTTTGGATCGACCCGCCACGAATTGATCATCCGGGACGAAAAAGGTAATTTCATCGAAGATCTCCGGGGAATTTTCGCAGACCTCCTGACCCTCTCCAAAAAAGACGGGGGGTACATCCGGGCAAATGAGACGACCCCCTACCCGATCTCTCAACTCGCCGGAATGTTTTGCGTCCCGGAGGATAAACTCCGGATGGTAATCGACATCTGCCTGAGCGAAAAGGTAAATAAAATAAGGGAGACGGCACCTGGAGTTTATTACGTTATCAGTACAGAAACTTATTCCCTTTCCGATAGGCATCGGAGAAGGATGGCTGAAATCCCGGACCCCATGTCCGGAAAATCGGACACGACACCCGGGAAAGAGGACATAAGATTAGAGAAGAATAGAGAAGAGGAGAGGATAGGAAATAAGCTCCCACCTTCGGATCCTGATCCTCAGCCAATTGGAAAATTCAAATATGAGAAACGGCACCTTGCCCTATCGAAATACCTCGAGGCAGCGGTAAAAGAAAATGTTCCGTACCATGTTCTCACCGGAGCTAACCGACTCGAAGCCTGGGCTCACGAATTCAGGATCATGGAAGGGAAGGGGATCGAGGGAAAGGGGATTCCCTTCAAGACTATCATGAAGATTTTGGAATGGAGCCAGCGCGACCCTTTCTGGGCGAAAAACATTCTCAGCGCGGCGACTTTCAGATCAAAATTCGGGAGGCTCGAGGCGGACAGCCGGGACCCCAGCCGATCGGCGAACAAAGAGGAAGCCATGGTCCGGGACCGAATGGTCGGCCGGACGCGGAAATTTGAGGATGACCTGGCGGGTCCGGCCCTGATCATGCTGCCAGAAATCGATGCAGCCTTTGAAGCCGAATATAAAGGCGACACGCCAGCTACAATGCAGGATAGGAACGAGTATCGAGTCAAAAAGCTGACCGAAATTTTCGGTTAAAAAGGAGGATATTATGGATCTACAAGAACACATCACGCGGGAGCGGATCGCGCTCCGGGAGCTGAAGGCCGCCGTGATCGACCAAATCGAGCGCGGCTTCAAGAAGGAAATCGAGCGCCTCGACGACCTCGAGCTCCGGCTCGAGAAAGAAAAGCTGACGGGCGGGGAGCCGACGTTCAAATTGAGCGACGCGACGCCGGGGACCCCGCCCGCCGCGGGCCCCCAGCCGGCCGGCGAAGACACGGCGGCCCCGGTCGACGCCGCGGATGTCATTGGCAGCCTCGCGGGCAAGGCTCGGAACGGGAAGCCGGCCAAATGAGCGGCCTGAACGCGGAAGCCCTGGCGGGATTCCAGCCGCCCTCGGTCGAAACGGACAAGATCGAACTCCGGAGCCAGAATCTGGCGACGCTGGCCATGGAGTTGCAGCCGATCCAGAGCCTGGAGGATTTCAAGAAAAGCCGGGACCTGGGGGATGCCATCCGGGCGGAGCGGACGCTGATCGCCCAAACCTTCAACGGCCTCATCGCCTGGTTTCACGGCGGGCACAAGGCGGCGATCGCCAAAAGGGACAAGTACGACAAGCCCCTCGAGGCCGGCGAAGCCCGGCTGGGCCGGATCCAAGGGCAATATATCCTCGCCGAAAAGGAAAAGGAACGCCGGGCGGCTGCCGAGCGCGACCGGATCGAGGCGGAAAAGCGGGCGGCCGAAGAAAAGGCTTTACGCCTCGCCCAGGAGGCCGAACAGCGGGCCCGGGAGGAGGCGGAAGCCAAGCGCCAGGCCGCCGAACGGGAAGCCAGGGCAAGGGAAGCAGCCGCTGCTGCTCAAGGCCAGGCAGAAAAATTCAAGCAGATGCGGATCGCCGAAGAGGAAGCCCGGATCAAGGAAGCGAAGGCGAAGGCCGAGGCAGAGGCGAAAGCAGAGGCGGACCGGATCCTGGCAGCCGCAGCCACGGCCGAGACGAAGATCGTCGAGGAGAAGCCGGCGGCCTATGATCCGGGGCTCGGGACCGGTCTGGCGGCCCGGCGGAACTTCAAATGGAACATGATCAACGCCGAGCTCCTACCCCATGAATTCTGGATGCCCGACGAAACGAAGATCGGGGAGTACGTCCGGAAGACGAAGACCGAGGGGCTGGTCCTGAACGGGGCGGTCTGGAGCTTCATCGACCCGGGGACGCAAAGGACTGGACGATGAGCGCCTCAAAGTATACGAGGGAAACCCTCTACGCATGCCTGCAGTCCGCCAAGGCAGATAAAATATCCAAGATGGCCGCTATCAAGAGAACAGAGGACTGTCTAGCGATAGAAAAAAAAGAAGCCGCCAGGATCGATGAGTTGATCGCCGATTATCAGCGGACGGTCGATATTTTGGACACCATCGAGAAAATCGGCGGCCGACCCTCTTTCCCGGACGGGGAGACAGGGATATGAGCCGCTACGGATACGATTCCGATTTCCAGGAAGGCCGCCGGGACTTCGAGCGGCGGGGCCGGCCCGACATGGAGCGGAATAGCATGGCCGGCCTCGGCGAGAGAGACCGGGACTACTTCGACGGCTTCCGGGAGGCCGAGATCGAAGCCCGTCGGGCCGAGGAGAGGAGGGAGGAGGAGCGGGAAGCCGAAGCCCGGGAGGAACGGCGACTCGAGGAGCGGCGGCTCGAAGCCCGCCGGCAAGAAGAAGCCCAGGAGGAGGAAGCCCAGGAGCGGTATCGCCAAGAGATGGAGGCGGCTCAGGAACCTCAATCGGAGCCGGAAGAAGAGCCCAAGATTTGATGAAATACGGCTATGGGGTCGTTCACGCGATCATGAGGTGCCAAGATTGCGGATGGGAAACATATAGTTATAAAAACGCCCAGGCAATAGCAAAGATTCACGCCAAAAAGTACAAACATCGGGTCGAAGGAGAATTAGGAATCAGCCTTTTTTATGACGGGAAAGAGGACCGAGGAAAATAAGGAGAATATCATGAAAAACAGCACGAAGAAATGGCTCTGCGAAAAACTCGGGATCTGCTGCCAGACGCACAAGGTCACGGTCTGCGCCGATAGCGGTCAGGCCGCCCGGCCCTGGTGCCCGACCAAGATCACCCGCCAGTATTACGTCTGGGTCGACCCGCCGCTCTGCGAGCTTCACAAGACGGATCCCGGCCAGGTCGTCGAAGTCGAGGTCTGCCGGGTCAGCGGTCTACTCCCAGGCCCCTTCTGTCTGCAGAAGATCATGGGAACTTTCAAGGTCGGGGAGGAGCCGACGACTCAATGCACTACCTGCGCGAAGACCTATCCGGCCGACACGCCGAAGCCCGACTGGATGCCCCGAATGACGGTCGCCTGGCTTTCGGGCCACGTTCTCCTCCACCATTATTCGGATAAGCAACTCGAGAACTTCGCCCAGAAGATCTCCCTGGCCGGCATCGATTACGTCCGGATCATGATGTGCTGGGACGACCCCGCCTATCAGGCCATCCTCACGACGACGGCGCCGTACACCAGGGACCCCTCGTCCTTCAACTTGGACGTTCCGAATCCGGCCTTCGACCTGGCCATCGAGCGGCTCAGAGACGTCTTGATGCCCTACCATGTCCGGATCCATTTCGACCTCTTCGACAACTGCGACGCCGCGAACTCGCCCTGGGCCAAGAACGTGAACAGCGTGAACGGCATTTACGACTCGAGCGACCGGGCGAGGGGATATTTCTTCCAATGGGCGGACCGGATCATGAAGCTCCTCCCCGCTTCCGGCGGGCATCGGATCGGGATCGGAAACGAACTCATGTATCCGAACGACGCCATGGGTCCGAACATGGAAGCCTGGGTCCGAGGAGTCGTCATTCCTCTGGGAGAAAAGCTCCATCTGGCCAGCTACCTCCCGACGCCGTTCTCCGCGGCCCCGAATACCGGGCATTGGATCCATGGTGGGCTTTCGCCCGATGTCTCCAAGATCTTCGGGATCCGGGACGCCGTCATGCAGGTCCATTGGCAGGCCCTCGTCGAGGAATTCGATCCGGCCTTCGGGAGCGACATCCGGGCCTATGGCTATTCCGATGACGGCGCCACGGTCCGGGTCGAAGGCAAGAAGGGCTACTGCACGAAATACCCCAGGTGCCAGGCAACGCCCGCGGAACGCCTCAAGCTGATCACGGCCTGGTGGGCGAAGTACGGGACGCCGCAGTATTCCCAGCGCCGGCTGGATCACATCGAATTCCTGCCCGGCGAGATCTCCGATGGCGAGGCCCCGGACCAGATTCTCCCCGAAAGCCTCGACGTCTACGCCCTGATCGCTACGACTCTCTGGGGAGCCGAGATCCGGAGGAAGTATCCGGACGCCGGGGGGCCCAAGTGATGGAAATCGAAGCCCTCCGGAAGGCTCTTTTGGCGAAGGCGAAATCCAGGCCCGATCTCTATCGGATTCTTTCCCTGACGACCGGGATTGAGGACATCAGGATCCTGGAAATCGCCAAGGGCAAAGGCGAGCCGGCGACGATATCGGAGATCATCGTTCTTTCGGCTCAAGCGGGGACATGATGATCAACGCCCTGCTTTTCATCAGCGTCTGCCTGAACATCCTGGCCGCCTTGATCATGGGGGTCTTGATCGGGAGAGCGGAAAGGCGGAGGAAACTCCCCCCGGAATTCGCCGAGATGTTAAAAAAGGCATTCCCCAAAGGCACAGAATGGCCAGGCCCTAAAGCCTGATCTGTAACCGCCCTGAAAAAAGGATAGGAGGATATCATGGCAAAGAAAGCGAAGAAAGTCCGCGGGATCATCGGTCGAATCAGGAAGGCCGAGGAGGACCTGGAGAAAAAACCGAAGGCGGAGAAGCCCTCCTCGGGATTTCGCCGTGGCTGCATCTGTCCTGCCGGCGATCCTCTCGATCCGACGAAGCCGAGAGCGCGCGCCTCGATTCAAAGGGGACTTGGTCTCGTCTCCAAGGCCTTCGAGATGGAGGAGGAAGAAAATCGGACTCCTTCGGCGAAAAAGGTCGTTCCCGGGAAGAAAAAGAAGCTGCCGCACTTCATGGACGAAATCGCGGGAGCGGAGGAGGCCGAGCGGAAGGCCCGGGAGGAAGGCGACGAAGGTCCGGATCCGGGCCTGAAGCCGGAGAAAGAGATGGGGGGCGGCGGATCCGCGACCGGGCCGGAGCCGACGGCGGAGGAAAAGCGGCTGGCCGAGGGGGCGGAGGAGAAAAAAGAGGCCGGTCCGGAGCCTGGAACTTTTAAGACCGGGACCGCGGCCGGTCTTGACGTCGACGAGCCGATCCAGAAGACCCTCTTCGGGGACTATGACATCATCGTCAATGAGCTCGAGCTGACCGAGAAAAATACGCAGAAGGAAATCGATCACCTCTACGATCGTGCCAGGAAGATCCAGGAGGAAATCGATGACCTTACGGAACGGCTCGAGACCGTCCACCTGGCCAATGCCCTGGCGAAGAAACTCGGAAAGGAAGATCAGGCCGCGAAGGACCTGGAAGCCGATACGGACCTCGATGCCTCGGTCAAGAGGCTGTGCGAGCAGCCGGCTCCCGGGACCCCGGAATCGGCCCATGAGATCTGGCGGGAATTCTTCCAGAGCAAAACGAAGAAGAACCTGATTGATCTCGCCAAGGAAGTCGGGGGATTCTCCCAGGGCCTCCGGAGGCTCAAGAAGGCGGAGATCATCGACACGTTCATGAAGCTCGGGGACTCTACCATGGCCGATGTCCTCAAGGTAGCCGAAGCGCCGCAGGCCCTCCCCCTGCCGCCGGCCGAGGATCCCCCGAAATGATCGCCCAAAACCCGGCCTGGTGGATCCTGCTCCTAATCGGAGCGATCGTCGGAGTCGTGATCACGGCGGTCTTCGCCGTCGGCAAGATGGACCGCCTGAAGGGCCGATTCTTGAAAGAAAGGGAGGCCCATCTCGAGATCATTGAGAAGCAACTGAAGGAGATCTCGGCCCTGAAATTTCTAGCGGAATTCGCTCGGCATAAATTCAAAATTCCGGCCTGGTGGATCCAGCTAGATGAACAGAAAGAACTGCTGGCGCAGTTTAATTATATTGTCCATCTTGCATCCAAATATCGGGGAATCGTGCTGGATAACCCCAACCCCGATCAGAAATTTCTTTTCGGGGATTATCTGGATGGAAAAATAAGCAAGCTCCGCGCGCTTATCAGATCCGTCGCCCCGCTAGATGAGCAAGCCGAAGAAGATACGAAAGAAGGCGATGCGAAATGCCCTTAAATCCATCGCGCGGGAACATGTATGATTGGGTTTCGCACACCCACGCCCACCTCGGCGGCGCCTGCTCTCATGCCTGCCCCTATTGTTATGTCGGGAAGGCTCGCTGGGGCCGGCCGAAAAAGTATACCGGGCCGGTCCGGCTTCTCGAAAATGAATTCCGGGTCAATTATGGGACCGGGAATACAATTTTCGTCGAGCACATGAACGACCTCTTCGCGGCCGACGTCCCGGAAAATTTCATCCTCAAGATTTTGAAACATCTTCTCGAATTCCCGGGAAACAAGTACGTCCTGCAGAGCAAAAATCCGGAGCGGGCCGCGGAGTATCTAGGATTTTTCCCTGAAGATGTTTTATTCGGGACGACGATCGAAACGAACCGCGATATCGAAGAAGGGAAGGCCCCCCAGCCGTCCAGTAGATATGAGGGGATAATGGCGATGAAGACCAGAAGGATTCCTCGCTTCGTGACGATCGAGCCCATCATGGATTTCGATCCCGCTATCCTCGCGGAATGGATCCGCGCGATCGGGCCGGAATTCGTGGCGATCGGGGCGGACTCGAAGGCATGTGGTCTGAAGGAACCGACGGCGGATAAGGTCCGGGATTTCGTGAGCCGGCTCCAGAACATGAAGATAGAGATCCGCCGCAAAACGAATCTCGGGCGCCTGCTCGAGGGATAGGTCCGCGAAGCATGATCGATACTATTTACTTCAAGAAATGCTCGGCGTCCGCCCGGCGCCTGATCTTGGCTGCGATTGAGGATCTCGATATCAGGGATGTGAAGATCTATACATCGACCGTCGGCCAGTTTACGGGCGAAGTGACCTATCTGATCCGGGGATATTTAATGAAGAAATCGTTTACCCGGGTCAAGGGGAAATTGGCCCTACGAAAGTGGTACGGATAAAAAAATGAGGAGACAATGACAAAACTGCCCTTGCTGATCGGCGGGATTCACCTCTACGAGATCTTGATCATCGCAGCGCCAGCTTTTATCGTGGGATTTCTGGCCGGCAGATGGTGGGGCCGGAGGACCTGGAGGAGGCCATGATCGAAGTCAAGGCCGACGCTCGGCTTTATGCGACCCAGGAAATTATGGAAGCCTCCGGCCTGGATAGGAACCGATTTTATTATTTATCGAAAAAAGGCGGACCGTTCAGCCCGATCGGAGGGGTCCCGGGCCGCCGACTTTTCGACGCGAAGACCATGGCGATTTTTTGCGATTCCGCGAAAATGTGGAAAGCCGGATATCGCTGGGACTTCATCGTGGAAACAATGACGCGGCTCCATAAAGGAACGGAGGCAACCCGATGAAGATTCTGGCCCTGGATCTCGGCCTCAAAACCGGATTCTCAATCCACCACGGTCAAGGGCGATCGCCGGAGTCGGGAACCTTCGAAGTCCCGAGCCCCCGGGGAGAAAGCCGAGGGATGCGGTTCATCCGCTGGGGGTCCTGGCTCCGGGAGATGCTCGACATGACGAAACCTGAACTCGTTGTCTATGAGCAGCCGCATGCCCGCGGCGGGCCCGCGACGGACGTCCTGGTTGGGATGGGGACGCGGGTCCAGGAATATTGTGCGGAGCGCGGGATCGAATACGCCATGGGCCATACGATGACGATCAAGAAATGGGCGACCGGAACCGGGAAGTCAAAGAAGCCGGCTATGCAGGCGGAAGCCGAGCGGCGGGCCGGCCGTCGCTTCGATTCGGAGGACGAAGCGGATGCCTATCTCCTGATGCTTTATGCGGTCGAGATCTACGGAGCCGAGCGAGCCCCGAAATAACGAAGGATAAGGAGAGCACACCATGGGAGCAAAAACGGAAACGGGAAAGATGACACAGGGCCTGATCCTCACGGTCTTGAAGCGGAAGGCCGGCGTCTTCATGACGAACAAGACGATCCGGAAGCTCGTCCTCGCCGAGGCCGATGCGAAGGGCATCGCCCCATCGGTCTTGGCGGAGATCAATCCCCAACTGAGGATGATGAGGAACGACCCGCAGCCGACCGTTCACGGCGGGACCCTCATCGCGGTCGACGGGAAACCGAAGCCGGACGGGAAGGGCAAGACGAAGGGCGGCTATCGCTTTGACCTGGCCCCCATTTCGATGCCGGAAACGAAGGCGAGCTGGTGCCAGATCGTCGTCGATGCCCTCGAACTTGCGGCGATCCAAATCGAAATCGCCAAGCGGGAGATGGCCAGGATGGGGATCACGGCCTCTCAGCCGGAACTCCCTCATGCCTGAGCGGCGGGAATTCCGGCTTTCGAACGAGGACCTCGAGCGGCTCTACGAGGCGGCCCGGCCGGTCCCGATGATAGCCCTGAACTGCGGCCTCCCCTCAAGCCCCCAGGAACGCGCGAACCGGGCCTGGGCGATCCTTGGGGCGAAGTACGGCTTCCTGTGGGAGACGGTCGAGCCGATCGACGGCAAGGGGCTGGAAACCTTCACGGCCGAAGTCAGAGTCGACGCATGAGACCTCAAACCAGCCGGACCCTGCCCTGCGGCTGCGTCCAGGCCCTCCCAAGCGGGATCATGAGGCAGATCTGCCAGGCCCACATCAAGCGGCTCCAGCCGCGGCCCCAGCCGGTCGCACCCGCCCCGGGCGGCAAGATCACCTACGACCCGCAGAACCTGGAAGACATGAGGCGGACCTTCCCGGAGGAGGGGCCATGGCCGCATGACCCGATCCGGACGAAGGCCGAAGCCGCCTGCAGGATCCCGATCGAGTCGAATCTAGATACTCGGCGACTGGACCGGGCCCTGGACAAGATCAAGGCCGAGCTCGAGGACGGCGACTGCCGGGATGAAGATCCGGAAGGAGGATGAGGATGATTATCATCTTAGGACTGGCTTTTATTTGTGTTGCCTCCATATTGGGCTATTTCATCGGCGAAAAAGCAAATTATGATATGGGCGGCCTCGGATTTACGGCTTTTATAAGCGGCCTGATTTTGTTAATTGTTTTAATTATATTGCCGATCTCACAGGCAGATATAAAAGCAAAAATAGCGGGATTCGAGGCTTCCCGGCTTACGCTCATTTCAGCAAGGGAAAACAAATCGATTTCTCCGCTTGAATTAGCTGCGATCCAATCCAAAGCGATCGAGAATAACGACTGGTTGGCTCAGACCCAATATTGGCGCCAGAATCCCATAACAAACTGGTTCATTCCGAAGAAGATTCTGGAAATTAAGCCTATCCGATGAAGACCCGCCGGCACCACAATAACCAGGGCCGCCGGCGGACTCAGCGGGGAAAACTGAAGAAAGACGCCCGGTATTTGGAAAGAAAATACGTCATGAAAGAACGGCCGATTATTTTCTCCGGACCGATGGTCCGGGCGATCCTCGAGGGACGAAAGACGCAGACTCGCCGAGTCGGGAGGGGACCAGAACCGGATGAATATACGCCTAAGATTGCGGCCCCTTGCCCTTACGGCCAGCCCGGCGACCGCCTGTGGGTTAGGGAGGGATTCGCCGAAGGGGAATGGGGAGGTCAAAAGCAGATCGTCTACCGAGAGGCCCTGCCGCTGGTTTTGAACGGGAACGGCCAACCCATGAGATGGCGCCCGTCGATTCATATGCCCAGGACCGCCAGCCGGATCCTGCTCGAAATCACGGCGGTCCGCATCCAGAACATCCAAGACATCAGCGATCAAGACGCTGAGGCTGAAGGAGCTATTGGATATCCGAGCGGATCGGAAGATCACCACCAGGATACGGTTATTTATGAATTTAGGAAAATATGGGACTCCATCAATGCTGGGCGGGGTTATGGCTGGACGGAAAACCCCTGAGTATGGGTCCTGGAATTCAAGAGGATCACATGAAGACAAACGGGATTATCAATCTCGAAAAGGGAGGCCCGGCAAGAGAGAAGGGAGCGGGCAAGTGGATCATCGTGAACACAATCTGCTGCCCGACAGAAGGTGAGTTTTATATCGATGCGGACGGCGTGATCAAAGAGGCCAGACGGCATGAAGGGACGCTCCGGACGATCGTTCGATGGGAGGCAGATCCGCCGGGCTGTCCCAAAGTGACGATGGAGGCCCGGGATTTTGAGGCCGCACTTTTCACCTTCGGACGCGAACAGATCATGCTCCCCAAGGTCGTCGCTTCCAGGCTCTACAAGGGGCTTCGACAAGCCGGGATCGAAGTCGAAATCAAAGGAGGATGAGTACCATGAGGAGAAGCACCTGGCGATTCATCTTAGACGGGATTTATTTTATCGGGGACTTCACGATCATCAATTGGCTTTTAAAAGACACGGCTATAGCTGGGAGTTTTGCCGTAGCCGGCTTGATCCTGAATATCGAATTTCGGAGGAACCGAGACCGAGAAAAGCCATGAGCGCCGGAGGGAACGGATGTAAGTGCCACGGCCCTCATTGCCTTCGTATGGCTAAATGGGTCGTCGTCCAGCGGTTTTGCAATTTTTCAGCCTTTAATGGCTACAAATATCAGGCCAGCGATTATAGCGGGGTCCGATGTCTCCGCTGTGGTCAATTCTGGAGGACCAAGGCCAAATATGTTTATCGCCTCCGCAATGCGACCGGCGAAGAAGCGAGAAGGGCGATATAAAAGGGCGGGACAGGAGACCTCATGCTAAAAAAGATAGGAAAATTCCTCTGCAGGATCGGGCTCCACAAAAGGATCACGGAAATCCGGGATGACCCGGATTTCCCGGGGGTCAAGTATAACGGCTATTGGCCGCTTTCGATCGTGACGGAGAAGTGCAGGCGATGCGGGAAAATATTTTCCGTCTGGACGGCTCCGCCCAAGCATCCAAACTGCAACTGCCAACTGGAGTAGCCATGAAAAGACGAGCATTCTTGATTTTCCCGCTGGCAGGGATCCCGGCGACTGCGAAGGCAGCGGAGCCATCCGATATCGTCCGGATCAAGATCGAGGCTGCGGTCGGCCTTGCCCATTATGAAGGGACCGCCCTGCTCGAGCGAATCAAAAATACCAAGACTCCAGAGCTGGAGAAACCGTGATCGTCTGCGAAGCCTGCACATCCGAAATCGAAGCCATCATCCGCGAGCGGAAAAGGCAGGATGCGAAATGGGGGGAGCAAAACCACGGGCCTTTCAAATGGTTATCGATCCTCCTGGAGGAAGCCGGAGAGGCCGCAAAGGCCGCTCTTGAAGACGACAGAAGCGGATATATCAAGGAGCTCACCGAAGTCGCGGCCGTGGCCGTGGCGGCCATAGACTGCGAGAGGCGTAAACTCGAAAAAGGAAGGAAACTGAAATGAAGAACATGCCCAAGCCGCTAATCATCGTACAGACGGACGGCCAACTGCAGGACTTTTTCAAAGCACTCCGGATCTCTCCGACTTTCGATCTCGAGAAGACGACGCTCCAGATCTGGCTGCGAACGATCGGATTTGAACTCGCCATCGCTCCGGGCATTTCGATGACCGAAGGCCAGGAGCCGGCGGATCCGCCCCCACCGATCATCCTCCAAGGAGACGGGGCGCCGGTCCAAATCGATATCCCCCAGGAGCTCTACGATAAGATTTCGGCGGCCAAGATCGAGCAGTTGATCGACGTCGCGTTCCTCACGGCCGAAGACTTGGCCTTCAAGGGATTCACGGAAGCAGACATCGAAGCCCTGGCCGAGCTCATCGTCGGCAGCGGACTCCGGGACAAGATTTCCCCGACGCTCTGGCCGGCATGGCTAAGGACGAAGGCCGAAAAAGAGCTCGATGAAAAGATAGTCCCCTTTCCCGAAAAGCCTTAGCTTAACGGCCCCCGGACTCACCTCCCGATTTTTTTCTTCTTCCCTATTTTTGTCCGACAGAACGGGAGGACGGCGAGGGGGCCGAATTTATTTTTATTGACTGTACTCAAAGACGCGTGTATCTTTAGGCCGACGGAAGGGAGGCCGCAGGGAATGAAAATTAAAAAAATCTTTGTGGACCCGGGCCATGGCGGCAGCGACCCCGGAGCGGTCAACGCCCACACCGGGCGGAAAGAATCGGAGCTCACCCTCGCCATCTCCAAGGCCTTTGAGGCCCGCGCGATCGCCGTCGGATATGCGGTCGCCCTCGCCCGCCGAGGCGACGACTACGTCAGCCTCGAGGCCCGCGTCGCGCTGGCCGAGAAATGGGGCGCCGATCTCTTCCTGAGCTTTCACATCAACGCCGCCGAAAATCCAAAGGCCCTGGGTTTCGAGGTCTGGACATCGATTGGGCAAACCGCGGCCGATGACATCGCCACAACGATCTGGGGCGAGCTCCGGCATGTCATGCCCGATACGCCGGCGCGGGTCGATTACGATGATGGAGATCCGGACAAGGAATCGAATTTTTACGTCCTGCGGAACACCTCGATGCCCGCAGTCCTCATCGAATTCGAATTCATAACGAACGACGAGCGGGCCGCCTTCCTCGCGGATCCCGTGAACCAAGAGGCCCTCGCGCGCGCCGTTCTCAATGCGGTCCCCAGCCTCGCCGACTAAAAAGGCGAGGAGGCAACCATGCCAGAAAAAAAAGAAATCAAATGGGGGCCGAAGGACTGCTCGATCCGTCTGCTCTACAAGATGACGAGCCAGAAGCTCGTCGCCTTCGTCTTCGCAGCGGGGGCAATCTTCATCCTGATCGCGGCGGCCCGGGCGGCCCAGGCCCTGACTCCCGACGTCGTGATCAACGCCATCAAGGCGGTCCGGGACATGGCTATCGCCCTGCTGGCCGTCCGCGGCGTCCAGGGGATCACCGGGATATTCCAACCGAAGAAAAGCGGGGAGGAGACGCAAGATGACCATAAGTAGCAAAGAATGGAAATGGATCGGCATCGCCGCGGCTATCCTGCTCGCGGCCTTTTTTTTGCTTCAGCGGAGCTGCCGGAGCTCACAGATCGATAACCTGAAGGGCCAACTCGCCCAGATCAAGATCGATCAGAAGGCCGAGAAGGATGCCCACAAAGCGGCCGATGAAGCTGCGGCCAAGACGATCGCCGAACAGGCGAAGAAGCTCGCGGCCCAGGATAAGATCATCGCCGCCTCCACCGGAGCTGAAGGGAAAATCGATGCCGCGATCGCCGCAAAAAACAAGGCGACGGCGGACCTCGAGGCGGAGCGGAAGAACTTGACGGACAAGGATGCGATTATCAAAAACCAGGACGCGACGATCGCCGCCCTCCATATCAGCCTGAGCCTGGAACAGGCCGGCCGGGCAGAAGACCAGAAGCAACGCGACGCCTGGCACGAAAAATTCGATGCCCAGGTGATCATCGATAAAAACAAGGATGTGATCAACGCCGGCCTCAAAGCCGATTACGACAAGGAGGTCCAGCGGCGGACGATCGCCGAGGCCCTGGCCGCCAAAGAGGGAAAACAGATAACGAGCCTGAAGATCGGCGGCGGGATTAAAACGGTCGTGGTCGTCGGGCTCGCGGCCCTGGCCGGTTATGAGCTATTTTTCAAGAAAACCCCAGCGGCATCCGCGGCCAAAACCGGAGCTGAGAAGCAGAGGACGGGCCTGAGCCTTTCCTTCTCCCTCAGCATCTGAAGGGACGGACAAGCAATGGCCCTTTCAGCGGGGGAAGTCACGGCGGTCGTCGCGGTCGCGGGAAATATGGTAGCCTGGGCAAAACTATTCCATGATCAAAAAAAGGTAGCCAATGACCTGTCCCAAACGAAGCCGGGAAACGGGAACGGTCGGCTGCCTTGCCCGCTTCATACAGATCTGGTCGAGCGGGTCGGCAAGATCGAGGGAGCATCGGAGCGGCTCTGGACGGACATGTCGACCGCCCATCAGGAGGATCGGGACTGTTTCAACAGGATCTTCCAAGGCCTTGAAGCGGTCAAAGTCGATGCTGCAGTAACCCGGGAAAAAGCGACGTCGGCCCAAGCCTCCGTGAAAGAAATCGCCGAAACGATGGAAAGGCGGAAGTTTCCGCGATGATCGAAACAATGCCCCATGCTCAAGCAGCCTGAATTCAAAAAAGTAGTTTTTGGCGTCATCGAGCCGTGGCAGAAAAATCCCCGAAATATTGAAAACGAGGAGCTCGAGCTCTTAGCCGACAGCATATCCAAGAAAGGGCAGTTTCAGGTCCTGACCTGCTGGCCGGCCGGCGCCAGCTACGAGGACTACCCGCAAGAGGACACCGGGCGGTACGTGACTGGCGGCGGAAATATGCGCTGGCATGCCATGAAATCGATCCTCCAATACGGACCGGAAGTCCCCGTTTGGATCTCGCTGAATTTTCCTCATAGCGAAGCCGAGCGCCTCGAGCTCGCCCTGCTCGATAACCAGCGATCAGGCATCTATATCGAGGAAAAGTTAGCCGAGCTCGTTTATCCCATAAGGGATCAAATCGTTTTGGAGAATTTCACGATCGAGCTCGCCAAACCCATTACGCTTAAAGACGTCCTTGGACATTTCGGGCCGCCCGCGGATGGTCAGGAAGAGGAAAACGTGGAATTCAAAGCCCGGAAAAAGCCGCACAAATGTCCCAAATGCGGATGGGAATTCTGAATAGGCCATAAGCCAGAGAAAAAGGATAAAGGAGAAAACCGATGGAATAAATGGGATCAAAAAAAGCGGACGGACCCAAGGAAATCGGGAACGGCCTCTCGGCCATCCAAGAGAGCCTGAAGCACAACGAGGAAGCGATCGAGGCCTTAAAAGTGAAACTCGGCCCGCTGTCCGGTCCCGAGGAATCTACCAAGGCAAGGGCCCTGGATGAGGTCCCTCCCGGATGCTCGGCCGTCGCCTCAGAGCTTTTCAAGATCGCGGGGATCATCAAAGGTCAGAGGATCGCCATCCGGAACCTGACCGAAAGGATCGATATCTGAATTTTCCTGGCTTATGGCCTATTCCAGGAAATAAGGAGGCCCCCATGGATATCGAACGATTTGATGGCACAAAGGAGCGGCGGGAATTCGACAGCGCGACCACCATGATGTTGGCGGCCGTCGCATTGGCGAGCGACCCGAATACCAAAAAGCTGACGCTCCACTTTCCCAAGCCGAAGCTCACGATCCCCAAGAAACGAGGACGGAGATGAAACCGACAATCGAGCGGGCGAAGATCGCGGAATTCATAAGTACCCTACCTCGAACCGTCCGGCTGGCAGCCAACCAGGCAGGATGGAGCCTTGAATTGGCCATAATCGATTTTCTCAAGGCTCAGGGATTCGAGGTGAAGACATGAAGCCCGTGGCCTTCTCGGAATCGAATGCGACGCTGCAGAAGCCTCAGGGCATGACGGATGACGAATGCGTCCCGCTCCCGGTTTATCGGACCCAAAGGGGGCAATGCATATCCTGCTGGCGGCTGACGTGGAGGGATGTTCTGGCGGTCATTTTCACCCGCCGGATCTGGCTCAGGGTATTGAGCCGGAATTTTACCCAGCCCCCCGTCTGCATCGAGGCCGAATCTCCCTGGAAGAAGCCGGGGACCAGATGAACACCCAGGCCGTCGCCATCGCGGCCCTCGCTGCGGCAGCCGTCGACGAAATGGCGGACGCCTTGGAATCCCTTCCGGATAAACCCTTCGACAAGCCATGGGACAGACGGAAGGCAGGGGGCAAGCCCCTGGCGAAGACGCCGCCGGGCCTCATGCGAGCTCGAAACTTGACCGGGCCCGGGAGAGGAAGGGGACGATGAGTCAGAGGACGGGAGCCTGCAACCGCTGCGGGATGTGCTGTGTCGAGCCCTGGCGATTCGCATACGAGGCGAAGATGATCCTCCCGGACGTCCCGGACATGGAAAGCCTCCAGATTCCGGAGGATCCGAAGGCGCGGGAAAAGAAAGAAGGGGAGGGGCCCTGCCCCCGCCTCGCTTGGGATCCCGAGACCGGGCTCGCCGTCTGTACCATTCAGGAGACAAAAGGCGAGATCTGCCAGCGGTTCCCCATTTTCCCCCAGGATCTTGTCTTCAAAGACTGCGGCTTCGCATTCGAGGCGCCCGCATGATCCAGATTACTCACGAAAAGCTGGTCAAGAAGGCCCGAGCCTGGCTCCTCCGGGAACACGGCGTCGTGATTTCCGAGATGGCCTCGATCGGAGAACAGGCGGACGCCATCGGTTTCTCGAGGTACTCGACGCTCATCGAATGCAAGACCACGCGATCCGATTTCCTGGCAGATCTAAAAAAGTACTTCCGCCGCTCTCCCGAATCCGGGATGGGAGACGCCAGGTATTATTTCACGCCCCCGGGACTTATCCGCCGGGAAGAACTCCCAGCCGGATGGGGATTGCTGGAGCTCCATGGTGAAAGGATTTATAAAATCTCCGAAGCCAAGTACGTCCCCAAGGATCATAGGGCAGAAATGGGTCTCCTCGTCTCCGCTCTTCGTCGGCTCGATGGCCATGGTCCGGGCGTCAGCGTGAAACACTATGTCTATGATTCGAAAAATAGGGCCGTCGTCATAGCCGCGCGCGAGACACAGACATGCCCGTCCAAGGAGATCGTGGCCGCGAAGCGGGACGCCAACCCGTCGCCTGAAGCAGGAGATTTCCCTGCGACAGCCGTACCCGTAGCCGGCGGATTCCCAGGCCAGTACGCCTGGAAGGCTGGGCAGAGATGAAGGCTCTTTCGATGACACCGCCCTGGGGACAGATGATCCGGGACGGCGAGAAAACGATCGAGACGCGAAAATGGTCTACGAGATATCGAGGACCGATCCTTTTCGTTTGCGCGAAGAGACCAGCCAGCCCAGAGGCCGGCCAGGCATTATGCATAGCGGATCTCGTAGATTGTCGACCCATGCTGGCCAGCGACCAAATGGCGGCAGGATGTCCTGTTTACCCCAGAGCGAAAGCCTGGGTCCTTCGGAACATCCGGCTGGTCAAACCCTTCGCGGTCAAAGGCCAGCTCGGGCTTTTCGAGATAGCATATAAGTCATGACCATTAAAGAAGGGGAAGGGGCCGGTACCTCTCGGGCTTCCATGGGGGCTGCCGTCCTAGGCGGCAACGATGTTCCAGCCGGTTCCCTTCTCCACCCCATAAATTCGAAACCCCTTGTGGAGGGGGCCGCGAAAGCCACGGCTGAAATCGCTTCGACAGAAGCAGGTGCCAAAAGCACCCTCGGCGTCGTGAGTAGCGACCCCCTACCCCTTCTTCTCCCGGAGTTTTCGGCATCGACGCTCTCCCGAATCCAAACCCTGGGAAGATTAACCCTGGAAGGCGGCCCCAGTACGGTTGGCATAGAGAATTTCAAAGGAGGACCCGAGGCCTTTAAGCGGGCCCTCCAGCTCCGAAGGATGCGTCGGGCTCGCCGGGAGCGGGGGGAGGCACGGCTCGCCGTCGGTCAAACCCCCCCGAAGTCAAGCCTCGATCGCATCCGGACCTTGATCTCCAAGGTCCAGGCATTCAAGGCGGCCGAACGGGAAGCCCGGGAGACGAAGCAGCCCCAGCGGCCGGCCGGGATCGATCCCCGAGTCCTGACCCGTCACCAGGTCGACGCCATCATCGTCTACTTCACGGCCAGGCAGCCGGATATCACGGTAGGAGCGATTGCGGATCTTCTTGAACGGACCCCGAAGGAAATTCGATCAAAGAGGCAGCGACTGATCCGGGAGGATGCCGCGGTCCTGATCCCGGACTTGAATACCCAGAATGTTTTCGCGGATCTCGTTTTCGTAAAACAGACCGCCCAGGAGATGGCCCTGGCCGAGAAGGACTACGAAGCCTATTGGGACATCGAGCGCGAATACAGGGAGGAGCTGGTCAATTTGGGATTCATAGAACAGATCCCAAAGCGGGTCGAAATCCGGGATCTTCGGATGACCCTGAATGAACAGATGGCGGAGTTTATGCATGAATTCGGTACCCCAAACCCAAGGGAACTCATCGCCCGTCTTCGGGGATTCTTGCCGGCCGCCGGCGGAGCCCCTTCGACCGCAGCCCCAGGGAACGGCAACGGCAATGGCGACGGCGGAAGAAATCCAGAAATTCTGGTCGTCCCAGTTTGCCCCGTCGATCCAGCGGGCAGCCCTCGAGAACCTAAGACAGACGGGTCTGAGAACCAAGGCTGACGTCCAGAACCTGCTCGGCTGGCTCCGGGAGCCGCGGGTCGGAACCAGACACAACTGCCTCGAGGCGGACCACAGCGCCCCCTTCGATTTCCTGGTCGACGTCCTGATCGGCAGGATTCTGAATTACCTCGTGTGGGCAAATCGTAGCGGCAGCAAGAGCTACCTCGCCGGGCTGATCGCCTGGGTCCTTTCGAGTTTCAATCATCGACTCGAAACGACGATCCTCGGCGGATCCCTCGACCAATCGGAGAAAGTCTACAAGGCCATGGAAGACATCTGGACCCTGACGACCCTGCAGGACGAATACCTGAAGATGGAGCCGACGCGGCGCCTCTCGAGTTGGCGGAACGGCAGCACGGTCGCCGTCCTGACGGCCTCCACGCGATCGACGCGCGGCCCGCATCCTCAGCACCTCATCATGGACGAAATTGACGAGATGCCGGCTGAAGTATATAGGGCGGCCCTTTCGCAGCCGCAATCGAAGCATGGGATCTTCGCCCGCCTGGGTCAGTATTCGACGAACCACCGCTCGGGCGGCATGATGGATGAGGCCTTGGAGCAGGCCAGGATCCATCAGACTTCGATCTACCGCTGGTGTATTTGGGAATGCCTCGAGCCCTGCCTCGATTATTCGTGCTCGACTTGCAAGCTCTCGAGCTGGTGCCCGGGAAAGCACATGAAGCAAGCGGATGGCTTCTACCGCGTCCAGGACTTCATCGACAAGCTCGAGTACCTGAGCGAAAGCGCCCTGCAGGTCGAATGGCTCTGTCGCAAGATCGGGCCAGGCAACCTCGTTTACGGCGATCAATATGACCCGAAGATTCATAGCCGCGGGGATCTCCCGGGCTTCGATCCCGGACGCTATGCCCTGGTCTCGATCGACTGGGGCGGGACCCATCCTTTCAGCCTTGGCTGCTGGCAGCTCTTCAATATCGGCTGGGTCCGGGTCGATGAGATCCAGCAAGCCGGCGACAATCCCCATCTGATCAAAACGGCTCAGGGGAAGGCCTGGTGGCCGAACATTCGAGGCGGGGTCGGAGATCCCAGCCGGCCGGACTTGATGTCGGAATGGCGGGCCTTCATCCCCATGACCGAAGCTGATAACGACGTCGACATCGGGCTCGAGGCGGTCCGGAAAGCCCTGCGTCCGGTCATCGGGCCGCCGACGATGTGGATCAACCAGGTCAACCGGCATTGGATCTCCGAGGAAGCGGGCTACATCCAACGCCACGGCAAGCCGGTCAAGGAGCGGGACCATGCGATGGACGAAACCCGGTATTTTGCGATGTGGCAAATGAAGCCGGCGCCGCGGAAAGGCAAGGTCTTCGTAACGACGAAGGCCATGGCGGCCACCTCGAGAGGCGACGCCCGTATCGACCCGGCGGTCATGGCGGCGATCGCAGGACTCGCCGGGCAGCCCGTGGCCACGGCGGCAAGGATCATAGCGGCGACGGGCGGTCTGCCCATCATTGGGGGAGGTCAAGCATCTGTTCAGTTTGACAAAAAGACCGTTTCTCCGATTTCAAGCAATCCGGCATCGGATTTGAGCCCGACATCCCAGCTGGCGGCCCCCCCTATCAGCCCCCCGGCGATCGAGGCCCCCAGCGCGGAGAAACACACAATCCAAAGGGCGGCAGCCGAAGCCAGGCGAGCTCCGGGAGCTGATGGCAACGATGAGGGGCCCGGGAAGCCGCCGGACCCCCAGGTAAACGAGATCTGGCCCCCTAAGCCGGGTCAGGGACCCCAGCCCCCCCCCGAGGGGGTCACAGACGGCGAACCTTTACGGCCGCCGCCGCCGGGAACCGGGGCAAGCCAAGGGGAAGCCCAGGCCCCCCGGGTACCAGGCCCCCCCGACGGTCAAAAGCCCGTTGTAGGGCCTGTAGACGCGAATTCCGGGACCGGATCGGTAGCCGGCCCGAACGGAGGACAATATGGGAAAAGGAAAGGTCGGGTTTTCATCCCGAAATGAAACCGGGCGGATCGCTGGCGGTCCAACGAAAACGCTGAAGGACCTGGCAGAGGAAGCCGCCGAGGCGGACATAGCCGCCCCTCGAGATCTAGCCGCGGGAGCCGAGCCGGCCCCAGGCCCCAGGAAGGGGAAGGCCTACACGTTCATCAAAACCGACCGTGGTCTTTTCCCGATCGGGACCCTGCAGCGAAGTGCGATCCAGAAGGCGGCGACGAAGGCCGGGCGGGCGGAATCGAAGCAGCTCAAGGAAGACACCCGGTACATGATGGAATACGACCTGGTCCCGCTGCCCTTCGAAGTCGCCGGGCTCTTGACGATCATGGAGAACTGCGCGTTCTTCGACAAGGCGGTCAGGCAGATCGCGCGCGACGTCGTCGGCCAGGGATTCGATCTCGACCTCAAAGACGAAGCGGACCAGACCGAACAGGATACCCAGCCCTCGCCTGGGAAGGATGGCCTGCCGGCGGATGCCCCTACCCCGCCTGCCGAGCCGGCTGTAGATCCCGAGCGGAAGCGCATTTTGGAATTCCTCGAGGACCCGAACGAGGAGGACGAAACCCTGGAGGAGATCTTCGAAGCCGCGGTCATCGATTACAACGCGATCGGCTGGCTGACTCTCGAGATCGGACGCGATACCGATGGCAGGATCGATATGGTCAGCCATATCCCGGCCCACACGATCCGCGTCCATCGCCAGGGCCAGAAGTATTGCCAGATTCGGGGGACGGACCGGATCTGGTTCAAGAAATTCGGGGTCGAAGGCGATATCGATGAACGGACAGGCCAGGCGCTGAAGCCCGGCGACGAAGTCCATAAGGCAAATGAGCTGATCTTCAAGCGCATCTATTACCCGCGGTCAAGCTGGTACGGCGCGCCCCCGATCCTTTCCGCCGTCGGCGCCGTGAAGGGCCTGATCGGGATCCGGGATTACAACCTGGCCTTCTTCGAGAACTACGGGATCCCGGCCGCCCTGGTCACGATCACCGGAGAATGGGAAGACGACTCGGTCACGGCCATCTCGAACTTCATCGATGCCGAGATCAAGGGCTCGAACAACTCCCACAAGACGGTCGTGCTCAACCCTCCGGAGGGCGGGACCGTGGTCTGGGAGCCGCTCGTCGTCGAGATCAAGGAGGGGCATTTCAAGCTCTACACGAAGAACCTGCGGGACGAAATCCTGGTCTGCTATTGCATGCCGCCCTACCGGATCGGGATTGCCGAGCAGGGAAGTCTTGGCGGGAGCACGGCTTCCGAGTCGACCCGGATCTATATCGATAGCACGGTCAACCCGATCAAGCTCCTGACGGCCAAGATCATCACGAAGAAGATCATCCAGGCCGGCCTCGAGAATGATACCTACGAATTCTGGTGGGGCGAGGTCGATACCCGGGACATGACGGCCATCGTCGACCGCTGCGTCAAGCTTTTCGGGATCGGGGTCATGAACAGGAACAACATCGCCGTCGAGATCGGACTCGAGAAGCTCCCGCCGGAGGAGGAAGGGGACAAATATTATATCCTGAGCACCTATGTGCCGATCGCGGATGCCGGGACGAACGCCGCAGCGGTCGGGAAGGAAACGCGGATCGACGAACTCGCGGCCCGGGTCGATGGGATCCTGGCCGACGAGAAATCCAAAATAGGAGGCCATGGTGCCAATCTTGATCTACACACAGCAGCCGCCGTTGACGCTGGTGATTAACCAGCCCTACGACAACCCGAGCTTCGACAAGGCCCTGCGAAAGAAGCCCTCGGCGATGATCGGGATCGTGACGGCGACGGGAGCGCGTTACAAAACGCGCGCGAGCAATATCATCCTGGTGAAGGAAATCACCGCTGAGAAGCTCGAGGAGATCCTCGTCGAAAGCAAAAAGGCGGAGGAGGAGGCCCGGAAGCGGAATCCGAATCCAGGACGGCAGCCGGAATTCAAGCCGGCCCCAGCCTTGATCGTGCCTGGCGGCCGGGGGAGAGGCTGATGCCCAAAGACCTGAACGTCACGGTCGACGAAGAAGGCCATCGCCGCGATCCCCTAGGGATCGGCCAGCCGCCAGCTCCGACCCTCGACAGGACTGGCTGGAAAGAAGAACTGGCGCGGAAATCCGGATCATCTTCGCTCGCCGCCATCGATGGGAAGATCGTCAAGATCACAGATGGCCTCCAGGAACAGGACCTGAAGACGCCGGAAGGTCGGATGGCCATGGCTCACGAGGTCCTGGAGATGATCGACCGGGTACTCAATGAGGCCCCCATAGGCGGTCCGACAATCACCTCATTTTCGACGAGGCGATGGCGATCGCCCAGGGACCGCAGCGGCCATCGCGGATCGGCATGTTGACCTTGCTGAAGACGACCGGGATGGCACCGGAGAGCGCATTTCTTCTCCGCGGTCGGAGTATCATCAGAATCGTGACCTTCGGCCGGGATTAAATAAATCACCCAAGAGGAGGGCTGATATGATCAAAAAGATTCTTTGGATCGTCTTGGTCGGCCTATTATTTTCTTCCTGTGCGATCGCGGTCCCCGTACCGATCGTCGATCGCCCGGGCACCTGGGCACAGTCGATGACGGTCGCCGGCCTGCCGAACCTTTTTCGGGTTTCGGCGCCGCCCGCGCGATGGACCGTCTATCGATCGGCACTACCGCTGGCGGAGGGCTTCTCCAAGGGCCTCGTGGAGTTGGGCATAACGACGGATATCAACCTCTATGCCGGGCACCCCGATAAAGCCCTATTGCCCAAGGGGATCGAAGAGACATACATCCCCGCCCACACCTGGCACCCCGAATTCGAGGACGCCGTCGCAGTACTGAAAGCAATCAAGATAGCCCCGGGCCCGGTTCTCATCCATTGCCAGCACGGCTCGGACCGGACGGGCTGGTCGGTCGCCCTGTTCAGGATCGTCTTCGAAAACTGGACGAAGGAGCAGGCCGTCGACGAGATGCTTCATGGCGGATTCGGATTTCATTGGCTGTGGGGAAACCTCGCGGGTTGGATCCGAGGCGCCGACATCCCGAAGCTGAAAAAAGCGGTCGGGCTCTGAGGCAGAATGTCGATCCGGATAAGAACGATACGGAGCAAAACCGTGGCTCTCTGCGCGGCAAAGACGGAATCTCGGATGGGCGACGTCTATCTCGATGAGCAGGCCCACCATGCCCTGTATCGCAAATTCCAGGCCGACTTCATGAGAGAGGGCCTGATCAAGAAACGGAGCCGGAAGAATGTGTAAATGGGGGACTCACGAATTGGTACGCATCAGGATCCCGGCTGACCTGTCCTGCTCGGGTCGGGCCAAGTGGAAAAGAATGAAGATCGATAAGTGCATCGCCCCGATCGTTCGAGCCTTCCAAGAAGCCGGGATCAATATGCGCGGTTCCTGCTGCGGCCATGGGAAGATTTGGGGAGAGATCGAATTGGAAGACGGGCGGACGATCAGAATCTACCCGAAACGGAAGAAAAGATAATGGACCTGACCGAGCTCATTTCGATCCGGAAGAAACTGACGAATGCTCGCCGGCATGAGATCATCCGTCAGAAAAAGCAGGCGGCCAGGTCCATACGCCGGCGGATGACGCTGGCGTCGGCTGCCTGGATGATGATGATTCGGAAGGTACTGAATACCAAGATCAAGGCGGGCCTCAAGGGAAAGACGGCTACGGAAATCGCGGACAACCTGATCGACTGGAAATGGGTCGAGGATCAAGGCCGTCGGATCTTTCTTTCATCGATTGACCTGGGGCACGGTACCGGCTGGGAGCTGGCCATGCCCAAGGTAGCCAAATTCAAGGCCTCCCGAATGGCCAAGGACGTCGGCGGAAGTAGCCCCGGGCCATACATTCCGCTCAAGGGCCCGCAGCCGGAGGCGGCCTACAAGTGGAGCCTCGAACACACGGGCGAACTCATCACGGAGATCACGGAGCGGACCCGCCAGGGCATCATCGGCTTCATCGCCCCGCGGATCGTCAACGGCAAATCGAACCAGGCGATCGCTCGGGATCTGCGAACGAACAATGTAGTCGGACTCACAGAAAAGCAAACGGCAGCCGTCGGGAATTATTGGTCGAAGCTCGTCGATGGCGGGATGGACGAAGAGACGGCTGATGAGCGGGCCGGCCGGTACGCGGATCGGCTCCTGGCCTACCGGACGGACACGATCGCCCGGACGGAAACCTCCTATGCCCTAAATGAGGGGATCCGCTCGGCCTATAAAGAAAACGACATCAAGTACCTCGAGCGCGTCGAAGATCCAGTTGGGGATCCTGATGAATGCCGGGAAGATAATGGGTCGATCTATTCAGTCGATGATGCCGAGGGCGTCCTGCCCGCTCATCCAAATTGTGAGGGGACCTGGGTTTATGCCGAGGGCCCAGACGAGGGAGATACCCAGATCCCAGCCGAGGAAGTCCAGATGATGGCCAAGCAAAAAGCTCAGTTTGACAAAAAGACCGTTTCGCAGTTTTCAGGCCGGGTCAGGAAGCGATTGGTAAAACGATCTCGACCGCAGAGACTCACCCGCTCGAGGAGGACTCGCCATGCTTAAAGTCCGGATGCCTCCGACCTGTGGCCATGGAGCAGAATTTTACGCCCATTTTCTACGCAGCGGTTTCTACCAGACCAAAGGGATCGACTTCAAGGAAGACAAGGCCCTCCTGGCGATGGTCCATGGAGCCCTGGGATTCGAGGGTAAGGGCGTCATCCCGATCCAGGTCGAGGACGAAGACAGGATGATGAGGGCCTGGTACGACTTCGCCGATTTTCCTCACGTAATCCACCCGGAGGTCATGGCGAAGGATGATATCTATCTCAAGATGAACCTGACCCACGAGGATGCCGGGCGACCCGATTTCTACCCGATAGGGATCGCCTGCGGGCCGCATCTCATGGACGGCCTCGCGGAATATCGGGCCATCCGGGCCAGCGGCATTCGCCTCTACGCCGCCATCGCCCTGCTGCGGTCTACGGCCTACGAGGTCCGATGCAAGGCGGTCGCGGCGACGAAGGCTGTCAAGGCGCCCAAGGGGAAGACGATCTTAGCCGGGGTATCGGGCAGGTCGAACCGCCCGGAGGTCCCCCAAGCCCTTTGGGGCCCGAAACTCACGGCTGTCCAGTATTGCCAGGCGATCGCCAGGGCCGACCTGAACGTCACGGCGCCTGGGATCGGGCCCTGGACCTGGCGGCATACCGAAACCTTCGGCATCGGCACGGCCCTCATCGCCCCGCCTCTCACGGTCGCCGTGGCTTTTCCCCTGACCGGCGCCTTCATCGAGGTCGCCCCGGACTTCTCGAACGCGACGGCGATCATGCAGGAATGGCTCGAGCGGCCGGCCGATCGCAAGACAGTCGAGGAGGCTGGCCGAGATTATTATGAGCACCACCTGAAGCCGGAAGCCATCGCCGCCTATATCCTGAAACTCGCCCGGGAGCATATCGAACTCCAGGGACGGATCGGGCCGGCCGATCCAAATCGAAAATGTCCGGAATGTGGATCCCCGCTTTTTGAAAAGCAGGCTTGCTGCTGGTGGAAGAAGCACGGCTGGTTGACAATCCTCCGATGCTCGGCGGTCTCGACCTGCGATTTCATGGAAGGTCTGAAAATGGGAGAAGAGATCCCTCGAGGGGAAGGGGGAGGGGATGCCGGCCAAATTTAAACACCTCATCGAAGAAGCGAAGGCCGAGACCTTCAAGGCCATGGATGATGGAGAGCTGCGAGATTTTCGTTTCCGCTTCGTCCAGCTTTTCGATCGATTCTTCCATGACCCGGCGACAGATCAAATCCGCGGAATGGCGAAATGCGATTTCTTGAGCCGGTACGTCGAGCTCCGGGTTGAGATGACTCGCCGCGGACTTCCGATTTCGGGCGAACGCGAGATCGATCGCCTGGTGAAAGACCGGGTCGTCCGGAAGGGGCTCTGGAGCCTGGATGTTCCCGGGCTCGGCGACATCGTGCTGGCGAACGATTACGTGGCGATCACCGGGGACTTCATTAAAAATCCCCGGGAGGCCTCGGCCGTCCAGGTGGTCATCAAGGCGGGAAGGACAGACCGCGGGATCTTCTACAGCTCGGCGACCCTCGAAGCCTGCCTGGCCAAGGCCCTGCAGGAAACGGGGAAGGATATCCAGGTTGCCTACGAACACGCCGGCTGTGGCAGAAGCCATATGCCGGTCTTCGACCTAGTCCTCCGGCCCAAACCGACGAATAAAATCGTACCCGGCAACGGAGGCGACGGGAACGCTGAATTCGAGATCGGGAAAGCCCTGACGCCGGCGGAAAAAGCGAGCTTCGAAGCCGAGAGCGCCGTCATCCGAGAGAGCGCAAAGAGCGCGAAAGCCAAAGGCGTACACAAATTCGAGCCCGCGAAGTGGACGCATCCGAATGGCCATCCCCGATGTATTATCTGCGGCGACGAGGAGCCGGTCGGCGGCATCTGCAATAAGCCGAACTCACCCGGCGGCGGTCCGGATCCGGCGGTCGAGTTGGGCAAGGGCAAGGATGAGGATCCGATCGAAAAGATCGATCCCTCGGCCTTGGCGATCGATGAAGGAAATCCTGGCGGGTCTGGTGAGAACATCCCGCAAGATGATATTCAAACCGAAAAACGGGAGGCATCCATGGACACGAAAGAAAATATCGAACTGATGAAAGAGACGACATTCCGAGACCGGCTCCGCGCGGACAAGGCGGCTCAGGAAGTCATCGCCAAACCCGAAACGACCATGACCCTGCGCCGGATCCCGGTCCGGGCCATCCCGGCGGGTCATGAAATCCGGACGATCATCCTGAGCGAGGCCCAGGGGATCAAAGCCCTCGAGGATGTGACCGATCACCAGATCGCAACCTACCTTTTCGACAAAACGAAATGGACGATGGAAGCCGCCCAAGCCTGGGTCGATAGCCATATCAAAAAGCGGACCCTGCCATCATCTCAACATGTTCTCGATCTGATCGAGGAGGAGGCGGCCTGGGCAGATGGAGCAATCGAAGCCCGTAAGATGGTGAAAATGCACAAATTCGAGGCCCGGACGACCGATGCATACGTCCGGGTCCGCATCACGGATCCCGCCGATTTCGCCCAAGATTCGTTTCGGATAATCGATCTCTCGGCAGATCTTGGGATCAAAGCCGTCATCGGGAACCTTACCGCCGACAATAGCGGGACGACCCACATCCAGGCCTACCTCTTCGACAAGAACAAATGGACGGAGGAGAAGGCGAAGACCTGGGCCGAGGCTCATGCCCCCAAGCCTTTTGGGAAAGCCGCGGCCGGCGTCATCCCCTATCACGATTATGGGACGGCTCCGGAGGCTGAGGCCTGGGACGCTGGCGCCGAGGTCGCGGCTGCCGACGTCGAGACGCTGGCGAAGATCTGTGCATGGGTCGATCCTGCAGCTCCGGACAACAAAGGGAGTTACAAGCTGCCCCATCACCACGCCGACGGTCTGAAGGCGGTCTGGCGGGGCGTCGCGGCTGCGATGGCGGCCCTTCAGGGCGGACGCACCCAGATCTCCGTCCCGGTCGCCGACAGATCCGGGATCTATGACCACCTGAAATCCCATTATGCGGAATTTGAGAAGGAGCCGCCCGAATTCAAAAAGGCAGAGGGCACGGAGAAGCGGGCCTGGTTCTCGAAGCGCCTCGTCTTCCAGATCCGGAAAGTCGATGCCGCCCAGCAGATCTGCGGGGGGATCATCTACGAACCGAACGCCGTCGATACCCAGGGCGACATGACCACGGCCGCCGAGATCACCGCGGCGATGTATTCCTTCATGGAACGCTACGCCAAAAATCCGAATCGGATCAAGGTCATGCACAAAGGGACGGCCCATTATTTCCCGATCCTGGAGAGCTTCCAACCCGAAGCCGACATGAAAAAAGGGACAGAGATCATTAAAGCCGGCTCGTGGTGGATGATGATCAAGGTCACGGATCCCGAGATTTGGGGGGAAGTCCAGAGCGGAAAGCTCACGGGCTTCTCCATGGGCGGGACCGCGCGGAAGGCCGCGGCGGTTTGGACCAAAAAAGCAGACTGACGTCGGCCTCCCAAAAAAATATTCCTTGACATCGGTATAGATCGGCCCTATTTTGGAGCCGAACAAGGACCGCTGGACCTGACGGTCAAGATGCGGGCCGGTCGCAATGACGCGGCGCCGCGACGTTGAGCCTTCGAGGACGCAGCCGGATCACCCGCCGGCAACCTGCAGGGGGAATCCCGAAACGACGAGAGAGGAGCCCCTGCATGGCTCGAAAGCTAACGGACATCGAGGTGGAAGAGATCAGCCTGGTCGATGCCGCCGCGAACCGTAAAAAATTCTCTATCATCAAAAGGAAGCACACCATGGACAAACTCATCGAAATCCTGAAGTCGATCGGCCTCGAGCTGACGGCCGAGGAGCTCGAGAAGGCGGGCGCTATGTCCGAGGAAGCCCAAAAGGCCCTCAAAATGGCGGTCGGCCTGCTCGGGAAGTATGCGGACGAAATGCCCAAGGATGTCCTCGCGGCCATCCAGACCCTGGCCCGGGGCGCCACAACCGCCGCGGCTCCGGTCGCGGCTCACAAGTCCGATGGCGGGGGCGAAGACGTCACCCTCGAAAAAGTCGGAGCTCGCCTGAGCAAGGCCACGAAGGCCGAGCTGGTGAAGCTCAAGACCATGATCGAGGACGGGATGACCAAGGCCCAGGACATCCTGGACGCGATGATCGCGGGCGATGGGGCGGACCCGGCCCTGCAGAAGTACGAGGGCAAGCCCGAGGCGCTGATCGCCGTCATCAAGGCCGGCGAGAAGGCCCAGGTCGACGCCAAGGCGGCGCTCGAGAAGGCCGCCAAGGACAAGGACGACGCCATCGAGGCGCGGCTCAAGAAGCTCGAGGACGAAAACGCGGCCCTGAAAAAGAGCCGGGGGATCTCCAAGAGCATCAAGGGCCAGGATGGCGACAAGAGCGACGAGCCCGAACTCGACAAGGACGGCAAGCCGATCAAGAAGGTCGAAGGGCCTTTGTGGCCTTCCCTCGGCGGGCCCGAGGACGACGCCGACTAAGGGCGGAAAAAGTCTTTACGGCGGCTAACCCAGCAAACTCAACAGGAGTATCGAAACCATGAATACGACCAAGAAACTGCTCGAGCGGTTCAAGATGGAGAAGGGGTACAACCTCATCTCCCTCCCGACGATCACGCTCACGGAGGAGGAGGCGGACCGCTTCATCGACTACATGGTCGACGAGTCGGTCATGAAGGACTACGCCCGCATCGAACGCATGGGCAAGCCCCAGAAGCTGATCCGGGCGATCGGCTTCGGCAGCGGGCACTTCCTCTATCCCGGAGCCCAATTCAACGAGACCAAGTACAAGAAGCAATGGGTCTCCTCGAAGATCACCCTGACGACCCAGAAGGTCCGAGGGGCGATCACCGTCTTCGACGACGACCTCGAGGACCTGCCGGTCGGGATCACGGCCGACGCCTACAAGAACCAGCTCATGAAGATCATCACGGCGAAGATCGCCAACGAGCTGGAGGAAGCCTTTTGGATCTCCGAGACCCACGGCCTCAACGGCTTCCCGGTCGACGACATCCGCGGCATGTGGGACGGCTGGCGGTACCGCATCACCCACTCCTCGATCGGCGGGGCCTATTACAACGCGGTCGCCGGCGAGCCCCACATCCTGAACGCCTGCGAAGGCGGGACGTCGGGCTCCGACTTTTCGATGGACGGCCTGATCGCGGAACAGGCCACGACCCAGCCCTACAATTGGGAATTCAAGTACCACCAGGCCCTCAAGAACATGCCCTCCAAGTACAAAACCCAAAACGGGCTCAAGAACATGAGCTTCCTCAACAGCGACCTCGTGACCCAGGATTATCTTGGAGCCCTAAGCGCGCGGTCGACGGCCATCGGGGACGCCGTGTTCAAGGGGGAGATGACTCCCCAGTACGGACGGGTCCCGATCCTGGACTGCCCGCTCATGCCGACGACTCTCGGCGATCCGACGGCCACGCCTTCGACCGACGGAATCCTCGGCGCCGGGAACTATACGGACGTCCTGCTCACCCCGAAGGGGAACCTGATCGTCGGGATCCAGCGGGACATCAAACTCGAGAGCAAGCGCGCGCCCGAGGACGAGGCGACCTACATCTTCTACTCGATGCGGGTCGATCTGGCCCTCGAGAATCCGAACGCCGTCGTTCTGATCCGCTGCCTCGAGCACAACTGCTAATCCGGACTGAATAGCCGATGCGCGCCCTTGTCACGAATTGGGGACCGACCCGGGAGTTTCCCACCTGCATCGGAAACGTCCACATCGCCGCCCGCGAAACCCGGGAGGTGACCGGAGATCTCGCTTTGATCGAGCTTTCGAAATTCCCGCTATTGACAGTCGAAGTCCAGGAACCGCTCGGAGGTGAACGGCCTCGACTCAAATTGTCGGATTATCGGAAGCTCAAAATCAATGAACTTCGGACCCTCGCGGCACGGCGGAAAGCCAAGGCCAACTTCATGCATATGAAGAAAGCCGATCTTGTTTCGCTTCTGGAGGGAGCCAATGGATAACGAACACTTCCCGCATTACGGGTTGGGAGGGACGGTCCCGGAGCTTTATCTCATGGACCTCTACCCCCTGAACACGCACATCAACCACGACAAGTGGGACGTCATCAAGAACTATGTCGACCTGCGAAGCGCGGTCCGCCTCGAGGACCACTTCCTGGAAGCGGCCTCCGGGGTCTGGACGGTCTCGAAGACCGGCGCCGGGACGAACGTCGTCACGAGCGGAGCGAATGGGATCCTCCTGATCACGAACGCCGCGGCCGACAACGACAAGACGCAGTATCTGTCGCCCCTGAGCTTCATCCTTCAGGCCGGATTTCCGGTCTACCTGGAGGGCCGGTTCAAGATCAACGACGTCGTCCAGTCGGACTTCTTCTTCGGCCTGGTCGACCTGGAATACCTGGGCGGCAGCACGGCTCACGGCGTCTATTTCCACAAGGATGACGGCGCGGCCAGCATCTTCTTCGGCGTCGAGGACTCGACGGTCGTCATCGATGTGGACACCCTGATCGACGCGGTCAACGCGACCTACGCGATCTTCGGCATCCATTACGACGGCGCCGGGACGGTCCGCTGGTTCATCTTCACGGACGCCGGGATCGTCTTGGCCCAGGGCGAAGTCGCTACGGGTTTCCCTGTCGGGGTCCCGCTCTCGGCCGGATTCGGCCTCATGAACGGAGAGGCGGTCGCCAAGAACCTCTCGGTCGACTACGTCAAGGCCGTCATGGCCCGGATCGTCTGACCTGGGGGTCAGAACCTCCTTATCCTTTTTTGACTGAGGCGGCGGGGGGCGGGGCGGGGAACAAACCCCCCGCCGCTGTTTTTATGAACGGAGGACGCGACGATGCCTTATTCCGGGAATTACATAAGCGATAGCGACATCGGGAACTGGCCGTCAGGGACAACGGATGCCGAAAAGCAGGAAGCCATCGAAGTCGCCGAGGCCCGGCTCGAAGCGGCCCTGAAGCGGTCCTATTATCCGAAACCCTTTCTCCTCAAGATCAATGGAAACGGAAAAAACCGGCTCTTCCTCCCGATCCGGGAGAAGATCACCGGGATCTCGCGCGTCCGGGTTTCCGGCATCGTACTCGATACGAGTTGGTACACGTTCGATTCCTCGAGCATCTTCATTGACCTGAGCACGAGCGGCGCCGGGCCTTTCAGCCCCGAACTTGAATACCTACTCTCCGAAATACAGGATGGCGAGGTCATCTTCCCGCGGGGTTATAACAACATCTGGATCGATGGGACCTGCGGAAGTCCCGTACCGGCCTGGGCAAAGAAAGCCGCCCGGATGCTGGTCGAGTACATGAACGATCCGACCCTCTACACGAATTATCTTCTGGGCTCGGAATCGATCTCGAAATACAGTTACACCTTCAGCGGCCCGGCGGCTCTTTACAAGACCGGGATCCGGGAGGTCGATGAACTGATCCGGCCCTTCTGCGGGCGGAAGGCCATCATTCTGGCCCCATGAACATCCAGCCCGCCCCCAGCCTCGCAAGCCGGCCGCCCGTGCTTTTCCGCTCTCCGATTTGTCTGAACCGGGAACTGATCGAGGTCCTGCCGGCGGGAAGCTGGCTCGAGAAGCCGGCATACCTGATCGGCGGCGGGCCCAGCCTCGAAGGCTTCGATTGGCGCCGGCTCCGCGGCCGGCGGACGATCGCCGTCAATATCGCCTTCAAGGATTTCGAACCGACAGTCATCTTCTCCATGGATACCCGCTGCCTGAATTGGATCCTCGGCGGGACCTACGAACATAAATTCCCTGGTCTGCAGGCGCGGTTCAATAAAACGACCGCCTATAAAGCCTGGCTCCTGACCTATACGGCTCAACTCCCGGATGATATTTTCGTCGTCCGGGTCCTCAAGAATTATGACTATGGCCTCCGGGAATTTAGCTGGAACTATTCGGAAGGCATCGGCCATGGAAATAATAGCGGCTTCGCGGCTTTCAACCTGGCCGTACTCCTCGGGGCCAACCCGATCTACCTACTGGGCTTCGACATGAAGCACAAGGACGGGAAAAGCCATTACCACGCCGGGCATCCGATCCCCCAGGATGAGGCCAAGGTCATTGGCTTCCGGGCCGCTTTCGAGAAGATCGCTCCGGAGCTCGCGCGTCGCGGGGTACGAGTCATCAATCTCAACCCCGACAGCGGGCTTCGATGCTTTGAATTTCAAAGGATGGAGGAGGCACTAGCATGATGACGGAAGGAAAGGTGTGGGGTGAGACTTCCCTCGTTTTCCAGAACAAAATGGTCGCCGTTCATTGCCTGGAGATCAAGAAGGGGGGCTTCTCGAGCGAGCATCGCCATTGGATCAAAACGAACCACATCACGGTCCTGAGAGGCGAGCTCATCATCCTGACCTGGCGAGATTCCGAAAACCCCCGCGACCATCGGAAAAGCATGATCGACCAGACCAGGCTTCGAGCGGGCGTGGAATTCGTCTGTGCGCCCGGGATATGGCATCAATTCCAGGCCATTGAAGACAGCGAGGTCATCGAGATCTATACGTCCGAACTCCTGGAGCCGGATATCGAGCGCCGGACCCGCGGCGGCATGAAGACGATCGCCGAGCTCAAGGCGATGGCGAGGGAAAGCGAATGAAACTCGCCATCTTCAGCAAAACGCCGCTCGCCGCGGCGCCCTGGGAGCTACTCAAGGCCCTGCGGAAATATACGGATATCCAAGTCCGCCTCATTAACGAGTACATCGGTTATCCAGACGGCAGGATCTTCCCGATCGATCTCAAATTGAACTGCAAGGATGACGGAAGCAGGGCGATTTTGGCAGCCGCTGATCTATGGCACGTTCACAATTACATGCATCGGGAACTTCCGGATTTACGGTCCGGCCAACCCGTCGTTGCCCAATTTCATAGCCTCCCACGGCTCGGGAATTGGAAAGAACTGTGGGATTTTACGCCCATCCGGTACACGATCCGCCAGCCTCTGCAGGAGCGGGAATATGGCCTGCCGGCCCTGCCGAACCTGATCGACCCGGACGAATACCGCCCGAGTCGGAAAGGGACCAAGGTCCGGATCGCCTTCGCCCCAAGCACCCGGATGCCTCTCGGCTTCCCGGGAACGAAAGGTTATGCCGAGGTCAAGAGGATCCTGAAGGAAGTCGCCGGCAAGCGGGATGTCGAGATCATCTGGATCGAAGGGGTACCTTACGAGAGGAACCTCGAGATGAAAAGTATCAGCGATATCCTGATCGACGACGTTGTGACGGGGAACTTCCACCGGACCTCTCTCGAGGGGGCTTGCTTCGGCTGCGCGGTCATCAATAAAAACAACGCCGTGCCCTGGGTCCGGGCAGATTTGAAAAGCCTCGAGGAGCGGCTCCTGGAGCTCATCGATAATCCCGGGGTTTTGAAACTCCATCAGGAGTTGGCCCGAAGCTGGGTCGAAAGTGAATGGCATGCGATAGACGGCGTCAAGGAATACGTCGCGGCCTATAAAGAGGCCCTCGCATGAAGCGCCTCGACCTGATCATCCCGACGCGGAACCGGCCGGAGAAGCTCAAGCGGACCTTGGGGACGATCCCGGCATCTGCCGGCGGGATCCCGATATTCACCACGGTCGTCTGCGATGGTGACGTCCAGACGTCGAAGGCCATCCTCGAGGACCCCCGGATCTCCCGGGTCCTTTTCATCCGGGAACATTCCGGGTCGGTCTTTTGCCGGAACCTTATCACCCAGGGGGCGGAGGACGCCCTGATTTACGGGACCGATGATATCGCTTTCCAGCCCGGAGCGATCGAAGCGGCGGTCAAGGCCATGGCCGAACACTTCCCGGATGAGGATGGGATCATCGGTTTCAGCCAAATCGGATGCGGCGTCTTCAGCCCGGCTGGGTGCGCCCTGGTCGGCCAACCTTTCCTTCGCCGGTACCCGGGAAGAAAACTGTTCTATCCCGGCTATTTCCATTTTTCCTGCCAGGAAGTCGAAAACCACGCCTTGACCGTCGGACGGCTTTGGCTCGAACCGCGCGCCGAGCTCATCCATTTCCACCCGATGAATAATGGCCATGAAATGGATCAAACGCATGTCGACGCCCGGAAACTCAGGGAGCAAGACCGGGCCCTGAGCATGGCCAGGAAAGCCGCGGGCCTCGTATGGGGCCTCACGGATCAAAAGGATCCCAGCCGATGATCGATATCATCATCCCGACCTGGAATAACTGTGATCTCACGATCGACTGCCTCCGTTCTATCCGGAAGCACACACCGGATGCCCGGATCATTTGGATCGACAATGGATCGATCGAGGCGGAGCGGGCCGTCGTGAGGCTCGTCCTTACTCAACTCGGACTTCCATGGATCGGCCAGATGCTCCCGGAAAATGAGGGGTTTTCAAAGGCGGTCAACCGGGGATTCGCCATGGCGGAATCGGACCCGATTTTCCTGCTCAACAATGACACGGTCGTCACGGCCGGCTGGACGGACAAGATGCTGGCAGCCCTCGAGGAACATCCGCGGCTCGGGATCCTTGGAGTCGTGACGGATACGGGCGGCATCCAGAGATGGGAGCGATTTTCCCTGATCACGGGCTACCGGACCGGAGATCCGGAGGCCTATTTCAACGCCCAGCCGCCTCGGCTCCGGCAGATCATGGTCTCCTGCGTCCCCTTCTGCTGCGTCGCCATCCGGAGAGCAACCCTCGAGGCGGTCGGGAAGCTAGATGAGGAATTCGGGCTTTGCCTTGGCGAGGACGATGACTACTGCGACCGGGCCCGGAAGGCCGGCTGGCAAACCGCCCTCGCCCTCCATGTTTTCATCTACCACAGGCATCGCCAGACGGTCCAGAAAATCGATGGCTGGCAGAGCCTCGCCAAGCGAAACTCAGCCCTTTATGCCCGGAAGAAAGAAGAGCGGCGAGCATGCGCGTCCTGATTTCGATCCGACAGTTTCGGGATCTCACCGGGGCGGAAATGTATGTCTACGAACTCGCCCGGGAGCTGAAGCGAATCGGCCATGAGCCGGTCATCACGGCGCCGCTCATCAACCTGGGCGGAGAGATGCTGGCCAGGGCCCAAGCCGCAGGCCTGACGGCCGTGCCCTGCGAGGGCTTCCCGCTTCTCGGGATGGACTTCGACGTCCTCCACCTCAATGAACGGAAGCCGAGCGAATCCCTCCTCGGTCTTTTCCCGAAAGCAGCCGCCGTGAGCACGGTCCACTCTCAATTTGAATGCGAGGCCCCGATCCTGAGCCCCCGGATCTTCAAATACATCGCCATCCGCCAGGACATCAAGGACAAGCTCGAGGCGAAGGACGGGATCCCGGCAGAGCGGGTCGACGTCATTCCGAACGGAATCGATTTCACGCGCTTCAACCGGAACTATGAATACCTCCGGGAACAGCCACAGGACCCGGATGCCCGGCCCATGGTCCTCTTCGTCGGGACCTTCGACAGGCTCCGTCTCGAGGCCATCAGAAAGACGGGCGAATATTGCTGGAAGACAGAGCGAGAATTCCGGCTAGTCGGCCAAAATCATCACCTCAAACCGGAAAATGTCCCGGCGAACGCCAAGATTTATCCCCCGATCTGGGAGATCGAAAACCATATCCATGCCTGCGACGAAACCTCGGGCGTCATGCTGGGCCGGACGACGATCGAAGGCTGGGCCTGCGGTAAACCGGGCTGGATTTATACCGTCGACGGGGCCGGGAAGGTCACGGCAGTCGAATGGACGGAGCCGCCCGAAGACATGACCATCTACTCGATCGAGAACGTGACGGCCAGGATCGCGGCCCTTTACGGCGAGGCCAGGGAGGCCGTCCGATGATGACCTCATATCCCGAAAACCTTTTGGCGATCCTGCTGGCGATCAAGAGGATCAAGCCGACGAATATCCTCGACGTCGGCGCCGGCTTCGGGAAATTTGGGCTACTGATCCGCGAACTCCTCCTGTCCGAAGCTGCGGAGGCCGGAGATCTGAGCCCCCGCCCGAAATTCAAAATCAACTGCATTGAGGAGGCGGAATATTTTACCGATCTCCCTTGGCATCAGAGTCTTTATGACCATCATACGCATGTCAATTTATTTCAAGTACCACCTCCCTTTTTCGCTATGCATGATCTGATCCTGATGATCGATGTCGTCGAACACACCTCGAAGGAACGGATGCTGAAATTCCTGCAGGAGATCAAGGCCGAGCCCCAAGCCAAGGACCGGACAAAGATTCTGATATCGACGCCGCGGGCGGTCGTTTTCTATTCCCAGGTTTTTTACGGATCGGCTGGCCACGTTTCACAATGGGAGGCCTCGGACTTCAAGATTTTCCCCCGGGTAACCGACCTGGGATCAAAATTCAGCCATCTGGTGGTGATCGAATGAGCAAAGATCCCGAAGCCTGGAACGCCATGCATCGAGCCGGGTATTTCGCCAAACATCCGTACTACCAGGGCCATGGGACGCGGGTCTTCCCGGACGCCAAGAAGATCGCTGAGTATTTTAGTCTGAAGCCAGAGCATAGGATCGCCATCATCGGGAGCGGCTATGGCCGAGAGGCGGCGAAGCTGGCCCCGCTGGTCGAGGCAGTTTATTGCCTAGATGTCGAGGCGGCCATGCCCGAGCTCGAGACCTATCTCGAAGGTCTCCGGATCTTCAATTATCACCCGATCGCATACAAGCCGGGCTGGGGGCTCCAGATGCCGGATGTCGATTTCGTTTATTCCTTCAACGTCTTTCAGCACCTGAGCCGGGCGGTCGCCCAAGATTATCTAGAGACTTTCGGCTGGAAACTCAGGCCGGCCGGAGGGATGCTGATCCAATTTTGCCGAGTCCGGACAGGCGGCGAGCGCGACGTCGATCCGGGCCGGATCTACGAGCCCCAGGTGAATTGGACGCTTTCCGATATTTACGGCGCCATGAAGCCGAACGGCCTCGAGGCGGAAATCGTGACGGAGGAGGAAGTCAACCAGGATGGGACGCCGCGGACGGCTCCAGGGCTCGGAAATTTCATTTGGTATTGGGCTTTCATCATCAGGGCCAGCGGTCCGAAGCCTTTGCGGCCATGCCGTGGCGGAATCGGGGCTGGCCAGGGCGAACGGCAGGCCGGCCAGGCAAGGACCCCCGATGGAGGCCAAAAGCCCGTCCTGGGGCTTCCTAGAGCGATTTCCGGCTCGGTCGGCGGAAAGGGGCCGCGGCCATGAGCTACGAAAGCCTGCTGATCAATAACCTGGTCGTGGTGAAGCAGGCGCTCGATAAATGGGGCGAACCTTCCGGGGCCCCGACGTTGACGCCGGAAAAATGCAGGATCGAAACGACACATCGGGTCCTCCGAGTCGGGAAAGGCGAGGAACTCATAGCGACGGCCCTCGTCATGTTGTCCCGAAAGCCGATGACCGTGGCCGACATCCGGTCCGTCCTTCGTTTCGGAGGGATCGATCACCCTGTCCTGAGCATCGAACCGTGCCAAAATGGGAAAATAATTCACCATTACGAGGCCCTCGTCGGGTAGAGAAAGCCAATGGCCTACGGACCTGAAAACGAAACCTTCAAGATCGAGAGCATCGACGATCTCTTGAAAGGCTTGGGTGCGGTTTCCCGGCTCATCACCTTGACGCTCATTCCCAAGGCGCTTTTCAAGGCTTGGGCGAAACTCTTGGCTTATGCCATCAAGGAAGAGCCGCGGGTCCCGCATAAACAGGGCCGGCTATGGGCCAGCGAGACGATCGGGACCTGCGTCATCACGGAAGATCGGATTGAACAGGACGGGGGATTCAATACCGAATACGCGGCCAAACTCCATGAGTCCGTAAACAATGAGCAATGGGGAGAGGTCACGCATTGGACCCTTCCCGGAAGCGGCCCGAAATACCTCGAAACGAAGTTAGCGACGCATAAAGACGAGCTGATGAAAGATATCGCGGATTACGTTTTGGATAATGGGGGCAGGTGATGCTTCAGGAAATAGCCCAATTTATCGAGAACCGGACGGGGAAGACGATCGGGGTCGACCTCTTTGTCGGCCATCTCCCGATCCAAAAGCCCGGCGCGCCCGTGATCCCGATTCCCGACAGGTACTCGCTGATCCTCGAGAATGCGACGTCGGCGACGGATGATGACTGGCCCGATTATGAGCAAAAGCCGATTCAGATTCTGACCCGGGCGAAAACATATTTTACGGCGCGCGCGGATGCCCGGATCTTCTACGATAAAATGCATGGCCAGGCCGGTTGGCGGCTTCCCGTTCTCACGAGCGGGGAGGCCTATTTGGCGAACACGATCTCCGGAGTCGCCCCGCCGGCGCCGATCGAAAATCCGAATGAGCAAAAGACGTTCACCTTTTCGGCGAACTATATTTTTAGGATTACCCGGCTCTGAGGAGCCGAAATTTTAAGAGGAGGCAAATATGCCGAAACTTCCTATGGGCGACATCGGTCCCTGCGAAGTCGTGTGGGACTACGGCGGAACGGCGATCAAACTGAGTCCGTTCCTGGGCAAGGTCGCGCTCTCCATGAAGGACAGCGTGAGCAAGGTCTTCGAGGAAGGTTACGGGGACGCCCCGGTCGACGGCGTCTTCGCCGGCTCCGTGATGGAGCTGACGATCCCGATGACCCGGAGCACCCTGGCACAGCTCAACACGGTCTGGCCCGGCTCGGCCCTGAGCGGGAGCGTACTGACTCTCCGCAATAAATGCGGATCGGACATGTACGTCAACGCCAAGGCCGTCGTCATCAAGCCGATGAGGGACGGGGTCGTGAGCACGGTCCATTCCGAATGGACGCACCTCTACAAGGTGCACCCGTACCGGGAATTCGAGATCGGCTTTGACCGGTCCGGCCAGCGGGTCCTCGCCTGCAAGTGCCTGGTCTTCCCGGATATGACCAGCGGCATGAACGGCGAATTCGGGACTATCGGGGTTGCCCCTTGAGCCCTGAAAAAACACCTCTGAGTTTCGTCACCAAGGGGGCCTTGCACAGTCCTTTCACCTTTGAGATCGACGGCAAGACCTACCAGGTCGGGAGGATCAACCGGGCACGTTTCGAGGCGGCCCAAAAACTCGAGCTCCAGATCGCCAAGGGCAAGGTCGAGGGCCTCTATGGCCAGCTTCCGCTGATCAGCAACTGCCCGGCCGAGGTCGCCAACGAACTCGACGTCAAGGACATCCGGAATCTCCTCGCCGAGATACGGAAGCAGCTTGCTAAGGGGCCGACGGGAGAGGAAAAAAACGCCTCGAAGCCTGGGGGGACGCCTGCGGCATAATTGCTGACGCCTTCCATGGCTCTATTTCCTACGATCGCCTGGAGGAGATGGACATAAGGGATTTTAATTTTTGGCACCGGAAGGCGAAAGTCAAGGTGCTGGAAAGAAAAATCGATAATCTGACGTCAACCCGGATCGCCATGAACGGCAGCGCGGAAGACATGAGCGATGCCCTGGAGATTTTAAGCTGGCAGATCAAGATAGCCGAAGCCGAGGAGGAGGATAGCCAATGAGTACGATGGGCGGATTTTTAGCCGGGTCGATCATTGGTAAACTCCTCCTCGACAAGAGCGGCTGGGAAGCCAAGATCAAAGAGGCGGGCAAGGACGCCAGCGGGCTCGCTGCGGGGATCCTAGGGCATTCCAAGACAATCGCTGGGATCGGTACGGCCATGACTGCCGCCGGCGGGGCGATAACCGGAGTCCTCTCGTCGATGATCATGAAAACGACGGAAGCCGGCCATGAAATCCACGAGCTCAGTATTAAAACCGGCGTCGGAACTGAAATCCTGAGCGGCTATAAGCTCGCAGCCGATCAAAATGGGACTTCCCTAGCGGGCCTGGCGACAGGATTTAAATTCCTAGGGAAAAACATGGAGATCGCCGGCGACGGCGGGAAGAGGACAGGCGGCGCCTTCAAGGAACTTGGGGTCGATGTAAGGGAGACTCAGGATGGGGCCCTCCGACCGATGAACGACGTCCTCCTGGACATGGCCGATAGATTTTCGAAGATGGAAGATGGCCCGCACAAGAGCGCCATGGCCATGAAAGTATTCGGGAAGGCCGGCGCCGACCTGATCCCGTTCCTGAATTTGGGCCGTCAAGGGCTCAAGGACAATTGGGAGGAGGCAAGAAAGCTCGGTCTTATTTATTCCGAAGAGGATGCCGCCGCGGCGAACGATTTTAAGGACAGCCTGATCGGCCTGAAAGCCGGGATGGGAGGGATCGGGAAAGAAATTTCGACCCAACTGCTCCCGACTCTGACCTCGGTCGTTCAAGGGATCACCGGGGTCGTCGGGAAGGTCACGACTTGGATTTCAGGCCACGGCGAGCTCGTCAAGATCATCGCCCTTTCTGTTGGGGGAATCGGGGCCTTCATGGTCGTCCTCGGACCGGTCCTTTTCATGCTGCCGAATATCGTCCTCGGCCTTCAGATGGTCGCTACTGCCTTGGGGACGACGGCCGGCGCCTTGACGGCCTCAGTAGGGCTCTGGGGCATCGCCGTCGCGGCGATCGCCTTTTACCTCATCAAACTCCATGAGGTCGCGGTCGCGGAGGATTACGCAGCCGAGGCAGCGACCCGTCTCAAAGATGCCGAGGCCAGTCTTTCCGACAAGATCTATATGTTGGTCGAGAACGGGACCCTGCTGAAGGAAGACCTGGACGATCTGACGAAGAAATACCACGGCAATATCGCAGCCATGGCCATGGCCATCAAACACGGAGAGGAAGGGATCCCGCTCCAAAAGGCCCTCGCTGAGGTCGGAAAAGTACATGCTACCCAGCTTGAGAAAGAGGCCGAGGCCCAGAAAAAGCTGACGATCGAATCGACCGGCTGGCAGGATTTCTTGAAATCGAAATCGATCCCCACGATCTCTGATGCCAACGATCGTATAACCGAACTCCAGCACATCATGACGACGCTCGGGACAAAGTTGGCGGAACATCAGATATCCTGGGAAAATTATAAACTGGCCATGAAGGCGGCCCGGGAGGAAATCGAAAGCCTGACCCAAGGATCCAAGGCCTGGTCCGATTTCATGAAAACGTCGGGGATCAACACGGTCCAGCAGAACCGGGATGAAATCGAACGCCTGAAGGACGTCCTGGCCGGGTTGGATACGGCCTTTGCGAACGGGAAAATTTCCCAATCGGCCTATACTTCAGCCCGAGTCAAGGCCACGGCTGATCTTCAGGTCGCAAACGACGCAGCCATCGGGATCGATCAGACCTATAATGATCGCCTGATTTCCCTGAAGAAAGATCTGACGAATCAGCTCGTAACGGTCGGATCCGATGCCTATGCCAAAGCGAGGACGGATGCAGCCCTAGAGGAGGCCGAACAAGAGAAAACTATTTTCAAAGAGTTGGGGGCTACAAAGGATTTCTACGATTGGAAAGCCCTCGCCCGACAAGCCCTGGCCGTGAAGATCCACGGGATCGATATGTCCGAGCGAGACGATTCTCTCGCCCTGGATGCTGAGATCATGGCCGCGGAAAGGGCCGGCGAGGAAGCTGCGATCGCGGGTTGGAATAACCAGGCCCAGGAATTCTCAAAGCTCGAATCGATGAAGATGAAATTATCGATGAGCTCTTCCGATTATGCGGCCTGGTCAATAGCGGAAGAAACAAGACTTAACATAGAGGCAGTCAGAAATAATCTCAGCCTAACCAAAGAACAGAAGGACAATAAGATTGCGATTCTTCAAGAAGGGCTGGCTCTCGAGCAGGAGCTCGCAGCTCAGGAAGCGAGCATATGGAATGGGGTTATTTCGAGCATTTCCTCGAGTTTCTCATCGACGATCTCTTCTTGGGCCCAGACCCTTTCATGGGATAACATCTTCAACGGGAAGGCCTTGAAATCTTTGGTCGGCGGTCTCTGGAAGGATATCAAAGATACTTTTTTCACCCTGGTCGGGGACCTGGCGAAGAAATGGCTGACCGATTTCTTGGAAAATATCATCCTCAAAAAAACGTCCGAAGCCCTTGCGACCGCCGCTTCGAATATGATTGATACGGTCGGAAAAGGGATCGCTGACACGGCTTCAAAAGGGGCAGGAGCGATCGGCGATGTTGCCGGCGTAGCCGGAAAAGCGGTCGGGGGAGTAGCGACCGGGGTGATCTCCACGATCGCCAATGTCGTGACCGCTGTGGCTTCGGTTCTCGATCTCTTCAAGGGGCCGCAGAAACAAACCGATGTCACGTACTGGTTGAAAATGATCAAAGATCTCGACCAGGAAATGCACGACATGTTCAGGGATTTGATCGGGATCATGGTCTACGAACAGGCCCAGGGCGATGAAAAATGGTGGTTCGCGGTCAATCAAATCGACCTCGCCAAGGAAACGAATTCGCTCCTCAATGATATCTGGGGAGAGACGACGAAGGTCGTCGCGGCCCTTTCGACGGTCCCGAAGGCTGCGACGGGCGCCGTCTTCGAAACCCCTACGCTGGCCTGGGTCGCTGAGAAGAAGACGGAAGCTGTCCTATCTCTCGATCAGTTGGCCGAGATCGCTACCCGTGGTTCGAGCGAAAAAGGCGGCGGCGGATCAATAGGCGGGGAAGGTGGGCGGACCGTCAATTTCAATATGGCGGCCACTTTTGAAATCTCGGCCGTCGACGGCGCGAGCGTTCGCAATGTCGTCCGGGAGAAGATCGGGCCAGAGCTCATCGGCTGGCTTAAGACGAACTTCGGAAAGGATCAACTCCGAGAGGCGCTGGGGATCTAAAATGATTTATAGCACAACGAACCTGATCGACATCTATACGCTTTCTTCGGTTTCGACGGAGGATCCGCTCTACGTAAAGGAATTTTTGTACGATAACCGGCCCAGCCGGCCCTTCCGATTCCAAGCGAAGACAAACCAGAGCATCGTCGTCGATCTCACCGCGGCAACGCGCGTCACCCTGGCCGCCCTCTTCAATCACAACCTCACGGCCGCAGCGACGGCCCGGGTCCAGGCGAACAGCTCGAATGCCTGGGGAGGCGGTCTCGTATACAATTGGCAGATGCCTTGGCGAGAGCATGACCAGGCTCTCCGTTTCAGCCAGAACGAACGCTGGTGGAGGTTTTTCATAAATGACCCGACCAATCTGGCCATGCCAGAGATCGGGGTCGCCTGGCTCGGAACCTGGGCGAAATTCAGCAAGGTCCGGATCACTCCGGGCCGGGCGGATTCACCCGAATTTTTCCAGGTCGAACAGGTAACGACCTATGGCCAGGATTGGAGCACTTATCTGGGCATCGGCCAAAGTTTCGAACTTTCCTTGACAAACCAAATCGACCCGGCGACGATCGATGAGCTGCAGACCTTCATGGAGGGAATTCAGGGAGCGGCCGGCCGCTTCGTTTTCATCCCGGACGAAAAACTTCCCCATGTCTACCTGGTAAAAGTAGTCGGAAGCCCAACGTCAAAACGAGTCGTCTACGGGCCCGGCGGCGAACTTAGGAGCTGGTCGATAAAACTCAAGGTCATGACCCGCGGGATTACGCTTTTATGATTCCGTACCGATCTTTCACGGCCATCGATCACGCCTCCGCCCTGGTCACGAATCCGCCCGGGAACGCAAAGGCGGATTGGGCGGCCTATGTGGTCCCGGGATTTTATATCGGCTTTCAAAAGAACATCAGCGCGGCCTGGGATTTTTGGGAATACGGGATCGCCAAGCCTTCCGCGGCGGATTACGCCCTCCTGGCCGGAGCCGATGAAGCAATCGACTTCTGGTGGACGGCGGCTTATTCCGTCGACTCGAACACCTCGGGGAAACTCAACACGATTTCGACCGTCCGGACAACGGCCAAGTACACGCCGGGGGACAAATCGAACATGGCGGTCCTTACGGGCCAGGTCTATGACACCGGGAAGGATTGGACCTCCTACCCACCCCTCGCCGGGACCGGCGGATGGGAGGACGGGAAGCTCTTTGTTTTCGCCGACATGCCGAAGGTTTATACCCTCTACGGCTGCCCGAATAAAGCCGGGCTCGGGACCCAGGACAATATGCTTCAGGGCTATTTTTTCGACATGGGCCTGACCGTCCGAATGAGCCAGCCGAACGGCGGCGACATCGGAGCGGGAACGAAACTGATCGTCCGGGCGATTTTCTCCGAAATTAAGGTCCGATTTTTTAACCCCTGCGTCAATTCGCTTTCAAAGCTGAAAGTCGCCCCAGCCGGCGGGGATGCCCTGGTCCTGACCGGCTTGGGATTCGATAACGATGACACGGAAATCACGAATGCAGCCAACAATGCCTTTAGCTCGACGCCAGGCGGCGGCGGCTGGAAGGATTACGTAACGGAAATCAATTTTATAGGGACCGCCGGCGAGGGGACCTTTGCCCTCGAGGAAGCCGGCGGAAGCTGGGTCGTCCCGGGAGCCGTCGGGACTTTCGTAATCGATTCGAATAGCCAAATCACGATCGCCTCGATGCCGGCTCTTCCGGTCGGGACCTACGTCCTCAATCTCAAAAAAGCCTGGCTTTCGACAAAATTGAATTCTACCAATACGCCCTCGGCCTACGCCGGCGATTGGCGAGTCGACGCCGGGACCGGGGCCATGACGATCGGAAACCGGCTCCAACTCAAGGTCGGCGGAGGAGGGAAAAGGATTCTGATTCCGGGGACGGATTGGGAATGGCCGATCAAAAAATATTATGCCCCGATCGACATGCGGGCCCCGCTGGTTTTCTATGATGGCCGGATCTTGAGCCTCAGCAATTTCACCCGGAGCGTTTCATCCGGGCTCGGGACCTTTCTGGGCTCCGACGCCGACATCAAGTTGACGAATGTCGATCGGGAATTTTCGAGTCTTCTCTTTTCCAATTACGCGAAAAATTTGGGGGTCGGGGCTTATTATTTATGGTCCGATGAAACGGAGGCATCGAAACACGCCCTAGCGAAATTCATCGTGGATGATTACAACCTCGACGGCCCGGTCTTTTCTGCAAAACTCCGAGATATCGGCTGGAAATATTTTCAAAAGGAACTTCCGGAATACCGCTGCACCGCGGCCGAATTTCCGAACATCTATGAGAAAGATATCAACGCCCCGAAGCCCAATCTTCTGGGGACCTTTTCCTGGACTGCCGGAGACAAACCCGGAGCGATAAAGGCTCCCTGCGTCGATACCGCGAACTTCATCTACCTGGCAGCCCGGGGAAGCCTCTATGCGGTCGATGAGGTTTATTCCGCCGGGATCTTAAAGGCTGCCGGAGCGGATTATTCCATTTCATACGACGGCCTGGGCCAGACCCTGATCACCTTCACCGGAAGCCAGGGGGACAATGAGGTCACCTTCAACTGCCGGGGCTATTCTTTCCCGGCCTGGGATTCGGTCAACGGCTACGTCCAGAATCCTGCCCGGGTCCTCGAATATTTCCTGGAATTTTTGGTCGGGGTCCCGGTCTCCCATTTGGAAACCGCGAGTTTCGACACGCTGGCGGCAACCTTCGCCGCGGCCGGCTTTGGGACGATCGGGAAGCTGGCTCTAACGACAGAATCCGCATGCGAGGAGTATTACAGGCAGCTCCTCTACACCTTCGGGATCCTGGCCGCGTTCACCGCGATCGGGAAAATAAAAATCGCCCGGAAGGATTACGCCAGCCTTTCAAATTTCAAGACGGTATGGGCCCAGCTCGACTGCAAGGATCACCCCGGGCGCGAATATGTGAGCAACGTCGCTTTCAACCGGATCAAGGCCGCCTGGGATTTCGTACCGACGGCGAATCTCTGCCAGGGCGGGGATACCTTCGAAAACTTGTCCTCGCAATCGATCCTGGACGCGGTCCTCGAGCCGACGTCGCCGGCGACATTCCCCTGGACGGATTCCGCGGCTTGGATCGCCATCCGAGCAGCCGAGGAGCTAGACCGCTATGCTTTCGGCGATAACAAATTCAGATTCACGTTATCAATCGATTGGCTGGACTCCCTGGACCTTTTGGATAACATCGAACTGCAGGACCCCTTTGGAGTCAGCCCGATCGGAGCCGGCGAAGCGGGCCGGCCGATGTATATCGAAAGCCTGACGGTCGACCTCGAACAGATGGAAATCGCAGTCGTCTGCTCGGATCTGACCTGGATTCTGACCGGACTTTTCATCTTGGGTGATCCGACGATGGCGTCGAATTGGAGCACAGCCGGGCCCGAGGAGCGGGTATATGCTTATCTTTGCGACACAACGGGCGTTTTCGCGGACGGAGCCCTCGGAAAAAAATTATAGGAGATTCCCATGCCTCTCAGCACCGGAGCCGATGCGATAAGTGGTGAAAGGGTCGATTATGTCACCTTAAATAAAATCAAAGATAATTGGCGGGGAGCAGCGGCGCCCGCCGACGTCGTGGCCGGGGAACTCATGAGCCGGACCGGGACGGATAAACTCATGCATCAAGGCGCCGCGGTCGAGGAGGAAGTCCTCCAGGCGACGCGCTCGAGCGATGTCAGCCCGAAGTTTTCCGGGATTTCCCTGAAGGCCGTGACAAAGGCCGTGGCCGACTCGCCCTATGCAGCCGCGGCGACGGATTACACAATTCTCTGCAACGCGGTCGGCGGGGCGATGGTGGTCAGCCTGCCGGCGGCGACGGGGACCGGGCGGATCTTGAACGTCAAGAAAATCGATGCCTCCGCCTTCACGGTCACCCTGACCCCGAACGGGGCCGAAACGATCGACGGGGCTGCGAGCTACATCATCGCAGCTCAATGGGTCAATATAACGATCCAGGACGGCGCGGCCGGTGCCTGGTACATCCTCTAAAGGGGGGAACGTCATGACTTATATTCCGGGCGGCGGCGGGGCGGTGACCGAAGACAAGGTCCAATTTATTGATGAATTTAACGACGCTTCACGACATTGGGCCTGGTGGGATTGGAACACGGATGCGGCAAGACGGATCACAGAAGCGAATGGCCTTCTGACCATGGATTCGAACAACGGCACGAATATGGACTGGTGGAGCAACGGGACGAACAACGCGCTCAGGGCGATCATCGGCGTCCCTGGATTCCCGTGTGAAATCATCACGAAAATTGCGACGTTCGCTAATGCGGACCCGAGCTTCGGCGGGCTTTTTATAGGCCGATATATAACCAATGCTCAGAGCGATTCCGCTATAAGGTTTGGGCATCAATACTCGGGCGCGGCTCACAGCCTTTATTGGCAGAATTTAGGCGGGAGTATAAACGGCTCGGTGGCGGTCGCGACTCTTCCCATCTGGTTAAAGATTTCTTTGGGGTGGGATTCGAGCAACACGATCAAAGCCGTCTTTTCTTATTCAACCAATGGCACGACTTGGACGGTTGCGGCCACTCTCACGAATAGCGGCCTTAGCGGTGGATCTCCATATAACATGATTACTGGCCTTTATCTTCAGACCTACGCCGCCTGTCCCGCTTGTAATGTCGCCTACGAATTTTTCAAGATCATCCGATCTTTCGGGCCCGGCTGATGAATAGCACTCACCGGATCCGCCTGACCGGCGCCCTGTACGCGCTGGCGCTCATCCTCATTTTTGCGGCGGCTTCATGTCCGGGCCCGCACCCGCCGCCGATCCCGCCGCTGGTCCAGGCCCAATGGGAATATTTCACGATCAACCCGGTCAACCAACTCGGCCCCGGCTAAGGCCAGGCCGGTTTTGAGCTGGCCCAGGCAGCTAGTCCGTGATCTGGTGATTTTACCCCCAGCCGTTAAGCGGGATGGCACCGCCATGGGGCTGGCGCGGGCGGCGTCGACCACCCCCACAGGGTAGGGGGAAGCCGGTCGATCCTAGGGCTTCCTAGAGCGAAATTTAAAAAAACGCTAGGGATCAATTGTGGGCGATTTTCAATAGGGGGTCGAACACGCCTAGCCAAAACCCGGAAATTGGCCGTAAACAGACGTGGACGCGATTTTGAGGCATAAAAAAAGCCCGCTCCGGGGCCTTTTTCAGACCCCGAAAACGGGCTTTTTCCTGTTTTTAGCAGGCGCGGGAGGGGATCAAGAGAAGACAACCGTTGACCGCCGCCTACGGCGGATCGGCTTTTCGGACCGCTCCGTGGCCACCATGGCCAGCCGGAACAGGGCGTCGAAATGGAGAAGATACTCGGTCCGGGAACCTTTGGCCCGGAGCCGGACGCTTGAGATCTCCGGGTCGAGGACGATCACGGCCGGCCTGTGGAGAACTTGGATGATCCGCCGGACGGGCTTTTTAAGGGCGACCATCGGAGTCCCTCCCCTTCTTTCGTTTCCACATAGCCTTTGAGCCCTCGCTCCGCTTACGGAGGGTTTCGGCCGACAAG